CTCAATCATGTTATTCAGATTGGCTTGCGCATTGGCTATATCGGTTGACGTAGGAGTTGCCATAATTTTTACCAGTAACGACCTTTGCCTTTGTTGCCCAGACTCTTGATTCTGTGGCTTCTGCAACTCCAATAGCCAGCCGTGGTTCTATCTTTCTTTTGGCTGCACTTGTGACGAGCAGCAAAGCTTTTACGACGGGCTTTGCTACTAGCTCTACTTCTCATATTTGGATCGCCAAATGTTACTTTCTTGATGTTGCCACCCTTGCTTTTGACATACACAGCATACTTTTTTGGACCGCCTGGAGTTCTGAATGGGCGATTCAAATGTACATTCTTGCCACGATGCTTGACTTCCATCATCAAGTCTTCTTCCTCCTCAATAGGAGCATCCAAATATACTTCTCTACCTTCGTAGATGGCTTTTTTACCCAAATCACTTTCAACCAGTTCTGCGTCTGGATCACACAATTCAATCTTGTTTTGGTGATACAATTCACGAACTTCGTTGATCAATGCAAAATAAGCATCGCTGTAGGTTCTGAATACATTCTCTGTTAGCGACAACTTCTTGACCAAATGATATTCCAATTCCTTGCTGACTCTGACTTCACTAACCAACTTCATTTCACTCAAACCATCAGTATCATCTTCATTGACCGCACCATATTTTCTTGCAATGTCCATGGCTTGATCCAAATATTGATTGGCCATGTCTAAATGATTTTGTCGCTTGGTGTCTTTGGTCATCTTGCTTTTCAATAGATGTGCTTTTTCCATCTTTCTCAAAGCAACATACTTTTGGCGGTCCATCGCATTCGTGATTTGATCTTCGTACCCACCAGATTCTTTGACTGGCTCAAAACCCAGCTTTTCTAGTTCAGATGTGTTAGCAGCTTCAACTATACATTCTTTAATTAGATCTCTCAATTCGTTGGTGGTCATATAGTAATAAATAGAAAAACCCCAGCCTTGCGACTGGGGTTTTTTGTTTAACTTATGTCAACTACTGATTATACAGTGTCGAGGTCTGCGATCAGAACCTTACCATAGAACTCAGGACGCACTACCTTCTTAGCGTAGCGGGTCATCACACCACGGCGTGGAGTGAAGTTCACTGGATCATAGACCAATGGAGTTTGGATGAGTGGGATGTATGGAGCATACACAGCACCGGTTTCGAGGAAGTTGTTTCCACGGAAACCAACCAAAATCACGTTGTCGGTCATGTATGGGTTCTTGTATACTTGGAAGCGACTTGCGAAGCTACCAACACGGCTGACACCCATTGCGAACTTTGCTTGGTCACCGTCAGTGTTCACAACGTAACCTGGAATAGATTCCAAGATAGTTGCTACGTCTGGCGAACATACCAAGAAGTTAGCACCACCACGTAGAGTCAATTGGTGAATCTTGTTAGAGACCTTTTGGATCTTGTTACCAAGAGTTTGATACCAAGTGCTCTTGACATATGCAGTGCGGTTAGCAGATGCATTGGTCAAGCGGGTGAAGCTTGCAACGTCGGTGACTGGATCAACAGTCTTGGTGAACTCAGTACCGATTTGAGCAGACCATGCTTCGGTGGTGACACCGGTCACGGACTCGTTCAACATGTCGAGGATTTCGAGGTCGATTTCCATCGATACGTACTCAGACAACAGTGCAGTCAATTCTGCTTCTGCGTCAATGCTGTGGTAAGCATTCAAGTCTTGAGCCAATTCTGGGGTCCAGACAGCCTTCAACTTACGAGTCTTGGCAACGATTGGTTCGCTCTTGAGGTCGAGGTTGACTTCAGGAATACCGATATCGGTGTCAATGTTTTGGTAAGGTTGATTGTTGCTTGTACCAGAACCTTCACCAGCAGTCTTGCCTGCTTCAAAGTCACCACGGAGGTTGTCCGAAGGTTGAACAGTGTAGTTCAGTACAAGATTGTTAGGATGTGCAGCCAAACCAGAGGTTGCAGTGAACAAGTTGATTTGATAGTATGGGTTTGCCAAGCTACCAGTGTTAACTGCGGTTGCATAGGTGTTGAGGATCGTCAATGCAGCACCACCAGCTTGTGCTTGGAACGAACGAACTGCGTTCAAGTCAACATTCCATGCATTGCCAGTGTTTGCACTAGCACCTGCTTGAGTGTTGTCGTCCAAGTTGAAAGTGACCTTATAAACACCAGAAACGATGTTGGTCACAGGATCAACAGAAGAACTGAATTGATCAGCGTATTGCAAATCGTTCCAGCTTGCGCTGGTTACGTTTGCATAGTTTGCAGCAAATGCAGAGCTAGAAACGGTACGCTCAGAGTACGCATAGCGACCTTGACCGTATAGACCGTTTACTGCTGCGTTGGTAGAACCAAGCTTCTTTTGGGTACCACCGAACAAGCTTTCGCCTGGGCGATGTCCAAGATGGTTGGTAGAACCATACTTGAAGTCCAGATAGAAGATCAGACCGCTTGGGAGGTTCATTGGTTGAACCGAGACGAACTCCTTAGCAGCGATCTCAGCAAATACACGACGAACGAGTGGGAGAGCTACGCCTGCCCATTGTTCGCTGTTTGCGCTGGTACCAGTTGAACTTGCTTCAGTAAGCAATTGATTTGCTTGGTTTTCCAAGAGGATAGACATGTGAGCACGTTCGATGCCTTGGCAGCTTTCGAGCAGACCTGTCTTTTCCCACTTTTGTTGAAGACCACGGGTTTCAGCCATCAGCTTAGCCTGTGGGTTTTGATTGTTTGTCAATAGACTTTTTACATCCATAATATTTCCTATCTCTTTATCTGTTAGTTTGTTGGTTACTCGCAAACAAATTACTTCTTGATTCCTGCGAGTTTTTGGAATCGTGAAGTCATCACATCAGCTTGAGGTTCCACAATTGCGGAGTCAGGCTTTGTTGATGGTACTGGTTTGCTTGCCAAACCTTCGGTGATAGTCGAGACAGTTGCATTGGTAGAAGTCTTCTTCTTGGCAACCGATCCACCGGCATTAAATGATTCGGCCAAAACGGTATATGCAAGCTTGATTTCACGCAATGTCTTGGTGAGATCAAACGTGCTGATGACCTTCAACTTTTGGTCTTCGGTCAAATTCTTGTTCTTGAACAGCTTGTTGGTGTACAACAGCTTTGCGTTCAAAATGTTGCTTTCTTCAAGAACAGTCTTGACATAGCGCAAACCTTCGTTTGCTTCTGCCAATTGCTTCTTGAGAGATTCGTTTTCTTCGCTCAAAGCAACAAGTGCTTCAGCGATTTCTTCTGGAGTGATGTCCATATCACCGCATTCTTCACAGTCTTCACCTTCGGATGGCGAAGGAACTTGACCTGGCACTGGAGCAACTGGTGCTGGTGCTGCGGCAACTGGAGCCACTGGTGCTGCTGGAGCAGCTACAGGAGCAGTAGGATCAACGGCAACTGGTGCTGCTGCGCCTTCTTCTTCAAGTTCAGCAAGCAATTCATCCAAGTTAATCTCGGCTTGCTCGTCAACCTTTTCCTTTTCGTCTTCTTCCTTCTCGCCCTTTTCTTCCTTCTCTTCGGCTACAACTGGTGCCGAACCGTCGGATTCAAGCTCTGCGAGAATTTCATCCAACTCTTCGCTGGTGATTTCAGTGCCCTCTTCCATGGTAGCATCAAATTCTTGCTTACCTGCTGGAGTGGTGTTTTTCTTAGCAGCAGTAGATGGTTGAACTGGATGTTGCTTAGAAGCTTCATTACCATGTTCCTTACCAATGTTTGAAGATGCAAGCTTTTCTTCGATCTTGCCTTCTTCGTTACCTGCTTCGTCTTGTTGCTCTGCGTCTTCCTTGAGTTTGTCCGCAAACATTTCTTTCATGCTCTTGGCAAAGTTTTCCTCAAGGAAGGTTTTTGCGTTAGCAATTGCAGTATCACGTACTGCCTTTGCGTCAGCAATGCTTTCTTTCAATAGATCGCTCATATTAAGTTATACCTTTCCTATTATTGTTGTGAAGTTATTGGAGAACTCCAAAGAAGATGTGTTTGCACTGACATCAAAGACGTTGATGTATTTGATAATAAATATTGTATAAAATTCATAAATCACAATTTTTTTGCTATTTATAGATGTATGCCAGCACAAAGCGAAAAACAAGCACGATATTTCCGACTCGTCAGAGCGGTTCAAAAAGGAGATGTTCCTGCAAAGGACGTATCACCTGCACTGCGCAAAACAGCAAAAAGCATCAGTGCAAAAGCAGCAAAAGATTTCACCAAACTGAAAGAAATTCTTGCGCAATTGAGCGAAGAAGAATACAGCACCAGCAAAATGAAAGAAGTGGAGCCAGGCAAAACTTTTGATCAAGTGTTGGGAGAAAACGCTGGTCTACCATTCGACAAAAAAGAATTGTTGTCGTTTCAAGAAAAGCAAAATGGATTTGGTGGATTTGGTAAAGTAAACTTTGTACACAAAAAGAGCACCAACGAAATCAGTGCTGAACTCAACAGCAACGAAAGCAACAAAGTGTATGTGTTCAAAAAGTTGTCCAACAACAAACACGAAGGTATGAGAAACTATGCTTGCTTTGTTGAGATGCGCAGCAGCAGCGATGAAAAACAACAACCAAAAATTGTATACACTCTCAGCACAATTTTTGACGACAAAGACAGTGACAAAACCAAAGTATTGACAGACTTCATTGATAGAATCAACTCATATGGACTATAAAAACCTATACTCGCAAGTAAGACTCGGCAACTTTTTGAAAAAATACACAGATGGTGTTGCCGAAGAAGAACCAAAATACAAGTTGATTGACATTGATCATCCAAACGGTTGGAACTTCAATGAAATTGATACGTTGGGTGATATGGGCTTCAAGATCGACAACGATACCGACATGGTATGCGAAGTTGATGTGCCATCGATTGAACTAGAAAACCACAAGATTCCAGTCAAGGTATACAAAAACGAAGACGGGTATGTCCTTGAGACAACCCGCCGTTACGTATTTGAATCTTTTGATAAGATGCTTGAGTTTATTGACTCAATTCCATCTGATTTGAAAACTCAGAGATTGCAATAACTTATTGACCTGCTGAGTGAGGTTCTTGAGGAAAGTTTGGCCCCAAGCTTACAGGTGCACCATCAGTTTGTGTTTGATAAGCTTTTGGTGCTTCTTGAATAGGATCAGCAATTTCAAAATAGCGTTCCAAACGAACACCACATTCTTCATACAACATCTCTAGTTGTTGTTCAATTGCTTTGATCTTGTGTGCTTCTTCGTATAGCTTGGAAGCACACTTTTTGATTTCCTTCATGTCACGCTCAACCATCTTGGCTTCCATCCATTCACGGCACTCTTTCAAAGCATAACGCTCTGCCAAGTTGACAGCTTCCATAATCTTACCAGCAGTCTCATATACAGCTTCAGCCTTGAGTGACTTGCGATATTGATTGTAAGCTTTGATGGTTTCACGCAGCTTTACCTTCTCCTCTTTGGTCAAAGGAGCATATGCTGTTTCGGTTGAATTTTCTACGAGATGTTTTAGCTTGATCATATGCTATAAATAGGGTTCAAAATTACAATTCTGAAATAATATCACGAATGATTCTTTCAATATTGCTGTATGGGTTTACGATTTTGTTGGTGACAGGAACAATGCTTTCATCAAGCTTGCCTTGTGGATACATGAATGCACCTTGAGTCGAAGGATTGCTTACAAAGTCAAACGCAATCAAATCAAAATCATCTTGTACAACATCTGCGCCTTCACGCATGTCTTTCTTGACGCTACCCAGACCACGGCTACTGATACCCAATAGAATACCAGCCTTGAGAAGATCTTTTAGAATATTACCACTTGGTGTAGGTAGAATTTCTACAGTACCCACCAAGTCATCGCCGTCCCAGCCCATATCAACGATATTGTGGCTGACATTTTTTAGGTTGACCACCGAAGATTCTGGGTGATCCAATTCTCCCATGGCACGACGTTGCTTCACAAAGTTGTCCATATACTTTGTGGCTTCACGCTCAAGAATTTCTTTTGGATATACACGTCCATTTTGATTCTTGGCGTCTGCACGTTGCAATGTGCCGGTTACAAGTACCTTGCCACTCGAAAGCGATTCGTTTAACGAACCTTTCTTAAACTCAAATGGTAGTACATCAATCAGTATGTTTTTCATAAATTACGCTGTTGGTGCTGGTTGTGCCGCAGGTTTTTCTTCTGGCTTTGGAGCAGGTTCATCGCTGGTTGCGGTGTTGCTTGGAGCAGTCGAAGATTGTTTGCTTGGATCAACCAATGCCTTAGATTTTGCAATCTGATATTGGTCCTTTGGTTTTACATCAGCAGGACCAAGAATTCTAATTTTGTAACCAGGCTTCACAAAGAACTTCGCAGCCTTTTGTTTGTTTTCTTCACGACCCAAAATAATGATCACATAGCGATCATAATAATAATCAATGTTTACACCAGTCACGTTGATGGTGTAATCTGTTTCGGGTTGTTTGAATCCCTTACTTGCACGAACCACAATCTTTTTGTTTAGAATGTGATCTTGAATTTCTTTTTGAAGCTTCAGCTTCAGATCCTCGGTGCTGTTTTTTAGCTGAGTATCAAATTGAGTAAAATCTGGTTGTAGATTGTAGGTTTGAACTTGTACACTTGGTTCGGCTTTTGGTGCAGCTTGTGCCGCAGGTTGAGCAGCTTGAGGTGCTGGTTGTGGTGCAGCAGGTGCTGGTTGAGGTGCAGCATCAGCTTCGTTCATGCGAAAACGACGAAATCGAATACCATTCAAACCTTCAACGATTTTGGAAATTTTTTTGAACTTCGTATCAACTTCTGTGAAAGGAAGTTGTCCTTGCTTATATCCAGCCAAACCTGGATCAAGCTCTGGATCGCCATGTTGTGGCAAGCCATTAGCATCCAACCAGCTATCCACTGGCTCAATGTTTTGTGCTGGAGTTACATATGCTGGTTCGCTATACATTTGATTTTCCAACGACAAGTCTTTGTCTCTTGGAACATTCTTTGCCAACTTATAACCAAGCTGGGTAGCAGCACGAACGTTGCCTGGACCACGCTTGCTAAACGCAAACGGAGTCATCACACCACCTACAGCACTGGTTGTGGTAGCTTCATTTTTGTTGAGAATTTGATCCTTGACTTTTTTTTCAATGTTTGCTCGCAACTCGGGGCTGATTTTGTCTGCGTGAGCTTGAAGCCAAGAATAGTATTGCTCTTTGTCAATACGTGCAAGTTCGCTATCACGGTACATTTTAGCGTACTGTTTAACGATGTCTCTGAATGGATCGCCTGATTCTTTAAGAAGCTTTTTCATTGGCAAGGCTATTCAATTCTTCAATCAACTCATATGCACTAAGCAAACTGGTCAATTGATTTTCTTTGACTACACCATTGATGGTTTTGTTTGCAAGCTGCGCAATGGTTTCATTGAGCTTGATTTTAATAACATCACTCTTTACCAAAATAGAACGTTCTTTCAATGCGGTAGAAACACGCTTGTATTCCTTGTTTACAAATTCAGTAAACTTGGTTGTATTGGATACGTTGGTAATGAATGCTTTGAGCAATTGCTTTTGAGAAGGAAGTAGAGATGCGTACTTCTTGTTGAAGTTTTCGATCAAGAACTTGTAAGCGAGAAGCTTGACCTCAGCGGGTTGAGAACTATATACGTCAAGTGTAGGCTCCTCGGATTTCTTTTCTCGTATCAAACTTTCGATTACACACTCTCTGGCTTCTACCAGTTCTTCCACATCAAATTTTTGCTCGGTGCTGGTTTGATTCTCAAACAGCTTGTAGACACTGGCATACAGCTTGTAGTTTGGAATTTTGTTTTTGAGAAATTCGTCAATGTTGAATTGTGCTTTGATCTCTTTGATCAAGTTGTACTTTTCAGCATTTAGATCACGCTCGTTTAGTTTGGAACGAGCTTGAAGAACAACATTGATAATACGATCTGCGGTCTCGGCATTCTTAGATGATTGACTAACAACAAAATTGTAGAGTTGAAACTCTTTACCCAGTGACGTGCCTTCATTAAAATACTTGAACATCAAGTTCTTGGTGAAAGATTCATCACGCCCAGCCAAAATATCTGCGGTGATTTGACGAGTAAGCAGCTCAAATAATACTCCGCTGTTCTTAAACTTCGAATGTTTAGCTTTCTTACGCATATAGTTCTATTAAATATAAATATATTGAATTTTACAAAATCATCATGAATTATGGTCACTCTGTGATATTTGTCTCATCCATATATGATTTTGTATCTCCTTCCTTCAAAGTGGTTTTATCATCCATGTAGGATTTGGCAGCATCCTCCTTCAAAATCTCTTTTGGAGTTTCAGTGGATTTCATCGATGCAGCCAATGATTTCAGGCTTTCCAATGATAGTGGAGAACGATTGCGATATTTGTGTGATACCGACAAATCAGATTTGCTGTTCAGTTCCAGCGTTCCAAGTGGATCTTCTCCAAATGCATAATCACTGGCTTTTTTGCGACCAGTTTGATCACGTTCAGTAAGCTTTGGTGCTTCGCCACCAGAAGGTGCGGCACTGGTTTCGGCTTCTTTACCTGCTTCACCACCTGCCTCTGCTCCTGCTCCTGCTTCGCCCCCACCAGCTTCACCTCCACCAGTGCCGCCCTCTCCTCCAGGCGAACCTTCTCCTTCACCTTCACCTTTCGCCTTGAGAAATTCCAATGCTGGGTCGTTACCTTCTTCTTCAATCTGCTTGAAGCGGTAAGTACCCTTAGCATCATCAACAAGTTGCTTTTGTAGAATGATCATGTCTTGATCGCTAAGACCAAACACATTTTCATACATCCACTTTTTGCTAAACATCTTTTGCTCACCCATGTCTTTGCAAACTTCAATCTTGCTCTTCCACACATCAATCTTTTCCTTTTCAAAGATTGTAGAAGGATTGGTAAGCTCCAAACTAAAATCAACCAACGACTCATCACGATATCCTTGGCTATACAAATGAACAACCGCAATTTTGTTGAGTTCACTCACAATAATGCGTTGCACACGTTGAATAGTACGTGCAAAACGAATATCTTCTGCTGCCAATGTGGCCTTACCAGAAAGTGATTCATCATAACCCAAGAATGCCTTTGGAATCTTGAGTGCTGCCATCATCTTGTTACGTAGATATTCGATATCGTCTGTACCAGTCCATTCAAGACCAGGCAAGTTATCAATGCTGGTTCCACTGTCTCCACCACGAACTGGCAAGAAAAAGTCTTCAACCATGTTTTGTAGGTTGAAACGAAGATTGTAATCACCAGTGTTTTGATCCAAGTATGGAGTCTTTTTCATTTGTTGAATGATACGCTCCATGTGGTTATCAACTTCATTTGGAGGAATGTTACCAATATCAACCTTGAAAATACGCTTTTCTGGTGCTCGCATGATACGATGAATCAACATTGCGTCTTCCATCAAACTCAATTGCTTCCACACACGGCGAGCACCTTCCAACATGCTCTTACCATAAGGCAAGAAATTGCTATCGCTCAACAAACGAAAGTGTGCCATTTGATAATTTTCAAGATCCTCAATCTTGTTACCATAAGGCAAATTGACTTGAAACTTCACAAAGTTTCTGTTTTGTAGATGTGCATTTTCTACACGGGTAACATAGTAGCTACTAAGAGGCTCCACCATGTATACACCATATTCTGGACTGATGTGCAGTCTCAAATAAAAATCACCATACTTGACCAAACTACGAGTCCAACTCCAAAGATTGAATTCAATGTTGAGAATGTCATAAAACAAATTGTTCAAAACACTCTTGATGTCGTCGTTGCTGCTACGAACCGTGATAACATCACCCATTTCATTTCTAGTAGTACATTCATCAGCATAAATGTCCAACGCAGAAGCCAAAATAGGGTCCATGTCCATTGTATCATAATCACGAAACAGTTCCACACGACTGCTTTGATACGACAAATTGAAATCACGGGTATACTGATTATACGCCGTTGTACGAAGACGATTAAACCTATCACGCAACGAATTTCTATCGGTTGCGTAAAAAATTTCGTCGGTATCGATGACCTTGAGCTTTTTGCCACCAACGTTGCGAACAATAACGTCGTTGCTAAACAATCGCTTGAGTCTTGCGTATAGCGATCTGTTCTTTAGCTCTTGAAATGATTTTTCGTCCATAAATTACTGCCTATCATATAAGTATCATAAAAGCCATTTTAATGATTCTTTTTTACCTGTTATTGGTCCAGCACCGGTGGTAACTGCACCTGTATCAAACTGCCAAGTCTCTTGAGGAGATTGTACAACTTTGGTTTGATTTGCTGGACCTGGTGTGTTGTTTATTACCTTTTTGATGCCTCCCAACATCATTTTTGTATAAACCATTTGCTCGGTACGAATCTTTAATGCAGTATCACGCACCCACAAACCAATACCCAACGACATAACCAAATCGTCATTGTAACCTTTCATGGCTTCAGCCTTGGCTCCGTTCCAAATAAATACCATCAGTTCTTCGTACAAACGAATACTGTGAATTATAATTTGACGCTCACGGAAAAAGCTTTCCATCTTATTGATAATCAACTGACGATTTACGTTGGTTGTGGTAAATCCTGGCGTAGCTTTCTTTTCAGCACTGTTGATTTTGTTGCTGTAGGTGCGCTCAATGTCTACCACCTTCAAATCCGATGAGCTATAATACAAGTTTGGATAATTTCTATCAATAACTTGCTGCAACGATGCCCAACCAATGTTGTTGTTTTCGATTACCAACAACGCATTGTTGTATTCTGTAGCAACTGTGACCAACAAATTACCATAGTCTTTGGTTGTAATTTGACCTTTGTATTCAGCCACTTGTTCCAGCGTTTCCACATCAAACACATGAAATGCACTATAGTCGGCACCATCTCCACGGGCACAGTCAGCCACCACCATATAGTTTTTGCTATAGTCTGGTCGCTGCCAAATCCACAAATCTTGAGCAGCACCACGCTTTTCAATAGGATCTGTGATATGAGTCTTTTTGTAGAACTCCAATACATCCACTGCCACAACTTGATTACCAGACGTGCTAAAGTCGCAATCACATTCTTGTGCAGCACCCTTGATACCCGACAATTCAGTTTGTTTGTCACGCCATGCTTGATCACGCTCGGGATGCAAATACCAAGGCAAACTGATAGTATTGAACTTATTCTCCTTGGCTTCTGCTGCTACCCACGTTTTGTGAAAAAAGTTACCAACGCCATTTGGAGTTGATAGAACTGTGGCACGACCACCAGTTGATAGCGTGTATTGTGCCGACAACCAGATTTCTTCGATGTTGTCGATGAACGCAGCTTCGTCAATCACCAACAAAGACAAAGCGGCAGAACGACCAGCAGTACCAGCACTGGACACTGCTTTGATTTGAGATCCGTTTTTCAAACGCAAACTCAAACGATTGTCTTCAACACACTGAACCTTGAGCCATGCTGGAAGGTTGTCGTTGGCAAAGCGAACTTTGGTAACGATTTCTTTTGCAGTCTCTTGTGTAATACTGATACACAGAATGTTTTTGTCGTTGAAGAATGTCATCAACCACAAGCTATATGCCGACACCAGAGTAGAAATACCCATCTGACGGCTCTTGAGGATGATGTTGAGATCAAACGTGACCAGATCCTTCAAGGCTTTTTCTTGAAATGGATACAGATCAAAGTTGCAAGTACCACGTATAGGATGTTGAATCTTCACATACTTCTTCATGAAGTATATGGGATCTTCAATACACTTCTTATACTCTTGCTTTATTAGATCTCTGTAGTTTTGCTGACTCATACTTTTGTTCCAACTCTTTGATGAAACCGTCAATCTCAGCCAAACGTGCGTTGATGATTTCCAAATCTTTGGTTACATCCTCACGAATTTTGCCCACATCTGCGCCTGTTTCCCACTTTTCAATGCTACCGTCTTCGTTGATAAACTCAAGAGGCTTGCCTTCGTGGTCTTGACACCATTTCAGTGTTTCATCAAACTTCTTTTTGTATTCCTTCAAAACACTGCTTTCGTTGCGCAAATCACGGGCTTGATCAAAATATTCCCAAGTACCGTCTAGTTTCATATCCGTTTCATTCTTGGTGAAACAGTCATAGCACAATTGTGTCTTTGGCCAAACACGATCATCCAAATAGTTGCCCCAGCGCACGTCCATGTTGCATTGCTTGCAACGCTGTTCAATAACAAACGTTGCCTTTTTTGGAACTCTGCGCTTGGCACCATTCTTCCAGATCCACTTCTTACCTTGACTATCCTCCCACTGTTCTCCTTCTTTGCGTTTAGAGTTGTTGAGGTCGTCGGTATAACCAACTTGAACGAATGGACGTTCACCATTTACATAATCCCGAATGATGTCGAGATTGCTTTTGCCTTGTGCTTTTTTCATAACCAATATGTATTTGTTTTATTTCCCAAAACTACTTTGTAGTCCTTTTACTATGAAACTTCCAGTAATTTTGAATGGATTACCATAGATACTAGGATCACGAATCACTATACCTTCGTGTTTCTCTAGATCTCCAATTTCACTGGTTGCGTTCTTTAGAACTTCATCGCCTAGTTTGATTGTGGCAATGTATACAATCGTATCGTTGATTACTTTACGAATGTCTTGACCAGCAAAATCTTTTGAAATGTTTTTGCTCTTTTGTGCTTTCAAGAACTCTTCTCGGGTGATCAGTGGTGTTTCAATCTTGACATTTTTCAACCAATCTTTCAAAGATGCTGTAACTGCTTCGCCATTTGGATACAACGTAATCTTTTCTCCAAGTGGGCGAGTAAGATTAGGATTGCTCTTGAATGCAGTACCTACACTACCCAACACCTTGAACCCTTGCTTTTGAGCCACTACATTAAGCTTGTCGATGTAGCTTTGCATTGCTGCTTTGTCATAAGGAATTTCAGTAGCTACACGACTTTTTACTTGACCATCTTTACCAAAGGTTTTTGGCTTGATCTCCTTCAAACCGTGGATTGCCAAAAAGTTTCCGATATCTCCATAACCAACAACATTGGTTTGTCCTTCAACATATTCAATGTTGAGCAAAATATTTGGATTGTCTAGCAGCCCCAACTTTTTTAGTTCGGCTTGTGTGCTGGGAATAGCTTCGTCGAAAATATTGATAACCTTAGCACCAATTTTTACAAATCCATGCTCAACTCCAGTGGTTGGATCTGTAGGCCAGCGGTTTGCCAAATCTTCGGGTCTCATGCCTTGAACGTCGAACGGCTTGGCACTGCCACGATCCATAACAAATTTACCGTTTACCAAACGAATGCTGGCGTTGACACCATCGATCTTGACACTACCAGCACCCTTTTTGAGAGATTCAATTGATTTGGCAAACACATCAACAAGTTGCTTGCCAGTTTTTGTAAAATCAAACGGATGCGCCATGTGTCCGCCAGCACCACCCTCACGCAGCATTTCAGTAAGAAGATTCTGTAATTTGATCATATTAGTCAATAAATGTTTTTTCAAATGTGGATACACCCTTCAAATATGAACGCTGTGTTTCATCAAGTGCATCATCAGTAAATTGCCAGTTCCAAAATAGTTGATCTGGAGTTTGAAATCCAAAAAAGTCAAGAACACTCTTTTGCGTCTGAACTACATGCTTACCATTCCAGTTTTGACCAACCGCAATAAATCCAGCATCAATGTCTTTGACAATGTTGGACTCACCCATTGTCGAATGTCTGTTTTCAATCCAAGTCAAACGTTCGATGAGTTTTTGATAATATCCATTAGCTTGGCCCCATCTCACACTCGCAAAAAACAGCACACAGTCACTTTCAAATAACTCTTTGCTGATCTTCCAAAGTTCGTCGCCTTTTTCATTTACACTTGCCCAGCAACGATGATAACCACTTGGGTTTTGTTCTTTGTTTTTCAACAATGCTTTTGCCGCACCACAATGATTGCCACCAAATTCTTTGTTGCTGCTCACATTACCTTCACATGGTACAATGTGCAATTTGGTAGTATCAATCAATGTTACCTTTTCCTTACCAAGTAATTCTTGAATTTTGATAGCAAGTTGACTGCTTTTTGGAACGTCTTCTTTGTGTTGCGACCAACGATTGCTTGTGGTCAACAACAACACTTTGTTTTTGCCACGCAGATAGTCGATAGTTTTCTTGTATTTCTTCGCATACAAGTCCATATCTTGCTCACTGATGGGTAACTTAGATTCTAACAATAAGTCGGTCAGACTGATCATATACGTATAAATAGAGATATATCACATAAATCGTTTATATTTTAGCGGTGGTTACTGAATGAGCGATATTTATTGAAATATGAGATTAGTTGGACGCAACAAAAAAGGTCAAAAAATATTGATTACGGTTCCCGATTGGGATCAATACTTGCATGAACAAACAACTGTCAATGCAGCCGCAGCACACCAACTAACTATTGCTCAAGCTGTGGGTCTTGGTGGTGGAGATGGCACTGGAAGTGATCCAGGCACAGATCCTACTCCAACACCAAGTCCTACACCATATGCTAGTTCAACTCCAACACCAAGTGTAACTCCTTCTGTCACAAAAACTCCTAGTGTTACACCTAGCATCAGTGTGAGCGCAACACCAAGTAGCACAGCAACGCCTAGCGTAACATCTACTCCAAGCAACTCTATAACTCCTAGTGTGTCTGTAACCCCTAGCTTGACAGCAACACCTAGCATCAGTGTATCTGTCACACCAAGTTTGACCACAACACCAAGTGAAACGGTAACACCTACTCCGACTGCCACGGAAACTCCTACGCCAACTGCTACACCTGCTCCTGGATCATGCTATACTTATACACTAGTCAGTTTGCCTTATAATTTCCCAACTGCTGGAAATTCTATTATGAACAATGCGGCAGGAGTTACTTCTGGAAGTGTTGATATCAACAATCTTACAACATCTGGTAGAGGATTTTATTTCAACAATATTGATGATGGTGCGGTTGATAGATCTGCTTACTACTCGACATTTGTTGGTCAAAATGTTACAATTACATTTACTCAAGGTAGTAATACAGCAATATATACTGGTGATACTACATCATTCAAATCATGGACTTCGGGTGGAACATCTGGATTTGTATTTGGAACAGGTATAGGAGTTCCAGGTGGTAGTGGTCCAAGTGGCACAGCTACATTGGTGCAAGCATCACCATCTGTATTTACAATAGGATTGCCAGTTTGTGTAGGTATAGTAGCAACTCCGATCCCAACTCCAACACCAACGGCTACGGTAACACCTAGCATAACTGTTACACCAAGCTTAACCGCAACACCTAGCTTGACTGCTACTCCAAGCTTGACACCAACTCCAAGTGAAACAGCAACACCTAGCGTAACTCCAAGTGAAACAGCAACTCCTAGTGTGACTCCAAGTATTAGTGTAAGTGCAACACCTAGCCTAACACCAACACGTACTATAACACCTACACCTAGCTTGACTGCTACGCCTAGTATAACGCCTAGCTTGACTGCTACTCCGAGCGTAACACCAAGCTTGGCAGCACCAATTAATCCAAACGATCCTTCGTTGCAAATTTGGTTGAACGCAACCAATAGCACAAACTACAGCCCAAGCAATCCAACCAATGAAACTTTCCTTGGTAGCTGGATCGACTCTGGATTGAGTAACCCTCACGATGCAAACACAACCGGTAATACTGGTGTCAAACCAAGATATCGTACCAATATTCAAAACGGTTTGCCAGCAGTATACTTTGACGGTAACAATGATTTGTTTACGGTCAATCCTTGGACTGCATTCCAAGCTATTCAAAAGTATACTTACTTCATTGTGATGAAGACCAATGCTACTGCAACTGATCAAATTGCTACAATTATGAAAACAAGCAGTGCCGAAGTCAAAGGCTTGTATTTGGCAAATATTGGCTCGCAATGGCAAATCGGTGGTGCTGGTGGTATTGCAAATGCTCCAGCAACAGTGGATACCAACTTCCACATCTTTACAACATATTTTGACGGAACTTTGACAGATGCCGACGTGAACGTTCAAAACGCATTGCGATTGAACATGAGAATTGACGGTGCTGCTCAAACATTGACATTCTCAGCTAACGTTGGTAGCATAACCAATGCAAGTACCACTTACTTGTATATCGGTACCGATACATCAGGTAACTTTGACTTGGATGGATATATTGGTGAAATTGTCATCTATAACAAGTTGCTGACACTATCTGAAATTCAAAACGTTGAAGCCTACCTCAAGACCAAGTGGGCAACCCCATAAAAATGAAACTATAAAACAAAGCCCCTCCGCAAAGAGGGGCTTTTTTGTTGCTGCTTACAAATAAAAAAGAGGGCGATTGCTCGCCCTCTTGTTGTTTATGCTAATTCAGATTAAGCACTGAAACTTGCACCAGTTGGCAAAATGTTGAAGTCCAACATAATGAATTCTGCTGTGCGAGTTGGTTGAATATAGATTTGACCATACAGAATGTTACGATCAATCAAGTCTGGAGTGTTGTTCTCAGCATCCATCTTGACTTGGTATGCATAGATACCATTGCGTTGTTGTACGCTTTCAAGATATGGATTGACGATTGCCAAGAAGCGGTTGCGAGTTGCTGCAACGTTTTGTTCGAAAACAAGGTAGTTGCTGCTGCTTGCGATAAACTTCTTGAGGTTGATCAACAGACGGCGAACATTGACACGATCCAGTGCGCTTGGGTTGATTTGCAGAGTCTTTTGACCCCACACCACAATGCCTTGACCTGGGAATGCTGCGATTGGGTTGACACGGTTCTCATAAAGAACGTCACGCTCTTGGTGAGTCAAGCGATCCAAGACTTGGACTGCTTGTGGAATACCACCACGATTCAAACCTGCTGGAGCATACCATTCTGCTGCTGCGTTGTCGTTTGCAGCGTAAACTGCTGGCAACACCACAGAAGGTGGAACTGGAATGATCTTGTTCAAGTTTGTGTCAAGGATCTTGACCCATGGATAGTAGGTTGCAACATAGTTGCTGTCGATTGTTGCTACGCTGTTGATTGCAGCGTCAATCAAACCTACGCTTTGGTTGCTTGCTGGGAACACCACGTTATCCATGATGTAGAAGCAATCGCCACGGGTTTCACACATGGTGATGGTCAAGTTGGTAACATAGCTGTGTTGTTCACAGAAGATACCAGGCAACACGATCAAGTTGATATCCCATTCATCGGCGTTGCCGAGGGCTGCGATACATTGCTTGTAAGCGATGCTACCAGGACTCTTGATTGTGGTACAATCCAAACCTTGTGTGTTACCAGCAGTGATGTCAGATCCAACGTTGATTGGAATTGCTGGCCATTGACCCTCAAATCCACCTTGGAATCCAACCACGAACTTACGCAAACGAACATAGATTGGCTCGTTTACTGGATCGTAGATGCTTGGAATACTACCACTCAATTGAGGAGGCAGAATCGAACCAGTGCTTGCTGCTACGCCTTGAGCATAGTAAGATGCATCTGCGTAGCCCCAGACCTTGGCTTCAAGATCAAAGTCGATGTTGTCACCGTTTTGATCGTTGCCGCCGTAGTATGGAAGTGGCTTGAACCAGTTTGCAGTGTCGATTGCAACACCCACACCAAACGACGAGGTTGGGTAGAGGTATGCGAGTTCTTCGCTTGCTTCGGCTGGATCACCAAACACAGTACCAGATGGATACTTACCAGGTGCTAGACCATAGATACTTGCCTTGCTGTAGCGAACTGCTGGCAACAAGTTACCAAGAGTTCCATCCACTGGGGTCGAGTATGCTTCAAATCCGTAAGGCACTACGCTTACTGGATATGGAAGATCGGTCATTTCAATACGAATATACTTACTCAAGTTGACGTAAGTACCGTATTCTACAATCTTACCTGCGAAGGTAATGTATGCGTAGCGATCACCAATACGACGTGCTACGAAGTTTGCGCTATCTGGGTTGAGGTTCAAGTTTTGGAAGATTTCCAAATACTTTGGACGCTTGTCAGTATCGCTGTATGCACGAACTGCAAGAGTGAAGCTACCCCATTCGCTGCCAGGAACTGTACCAGACAACTTGACGTTGCTGATTTCGATCTTGTACTTGCGATTTGCCAAGGTACCATCGCTCAAGGTGTGAACCTTGAACAACTTGAACTTGGTTGGGTTTGCAGTTTCGGTTGCACTTCCCTTGAATGGAGCAATTGCTTGCGAATAGATCCAAGGAGTCTTGGCGTTGGTGATAGCGAATTGTGAATCGCCAGTGTTTGGATCATATGAGTATTGATCCACAAACTTCATCGATTCTCCTACGCTGAAACCAGAGCTTGGTGCGGTAGCAACTTGGATTCTCCAACCACCACCTTCATCACCACTGCGAGTCTTTTCAGCCAAGAAGCGTTTGATGCTGTCTTCAAACAACACATAGTTGTATGCAGCTTCAATCTTTTGACCTTGAACTTGTTTTGCTGGGTTACCAACAGTTGGGTCCATACCAAACACTTCTTTGATATAGTTATTTGCATTCTCTTCAAGAGAGAAGTCATAGTAACCATAAGTACCAGAAGAGTTGTTTCCGTTTTCATCGGTGAAGTTGTAACGAAGAGCCAATTGATATTGGTTTTCGTTTGGATTGACTTGACCCTTGTAAGGATATACAGAGCTTGTCAATTGTGCTACAACTGAATCAACAAATCCATTGACTGTGTAGTTGCTGTCGAATTGGGTAGATGCATTTTGGGTATTTGCCAAAACTGCAAGCACCATATTCTTACGAGAATCTGGATTTGGGTTACATGGATCAGATCCACCCGAACCAGTTGCAATAAACGATCCATTGAATGGACCATACTTACCACTTACGATACCAATGAAGCGCAATGCTGCTCCGCAAGTTGCGGCACTACGAACTGTTGCAAAGCTTGCGCTATGCACAACCAAATCACCAGTTGCATCAAATGTATCCTTGTCGTAATCAAGATCAATTTGACCTGTGTTTGTACCCGTGTTCAATACCGAAGAACTCAACAACCAATTAGTTTCTGAGCTTTCGTTGATTGCGGTTGAGATTTGAGTTTCCTCAGTGGTTTGTGTACCTTGTGCGCTTGAGGTCAGATAGAACCAACCAGAAGCATCGTTAGGTAGTGAAACACCACTAAACTTACGAATCAATCTCTTAGGAGTAGATACAACACCAAGGCTTACTTGCTTGCCGCCATACAATTGGCTACCACTCAATGAACCAGTTCCGGCATATTTTGCAGGATAGTTACTGGTCAATTTAGCAGCACCAAACTTGGCATTAATCGAGCCATTGAACTTCAATTCAGATGAATCATATGCAAAAATTGGTTCAAACAAGTTTTTGCTTTCGCCAGCATCACGGCTGAATGTATAGCCTGACAAGTTACTAACATCATCAACTGCATCACTCAAGAACACAAATGGCCAATTAACTTGTCCGTTGGTTTCTGTGATAGATGCCGTCAGATACGAGCCAGAGTTTGCTGGCCAGCTACGAACATTTCCAGAATAAGTACCGTTGATTGTAGGAGCAATAGAATATGTTTGTTGTGACAAAGCACTACCACTGAAATATACAGTTCCTTGTGGAATAAACTTTTGTACATCAAACCAAGCAATTGCATAATCAGAGCCACCATTAATTTTTGTAACTTTCTTACCGTCGGCAACAACAGATGCACTGAATGCTCCGTATGCATTTGCGGTGGTAATATTGACCAACTTACGAGCCTTGAGTGCATTTCCAAGAGAAGAACTCAAACTGTTAATATTTGGCAAGTATGAGTATGATCCGATAAAGCTAAGAACTTGTGCCTTGGTGGTCAAACTAACAGATGCACTAATACCCGCCGCATCGGTTGTTGGAATACCATTGACAGCATCGCCAGGCACTTCCCAACCAGAACTGCTGTGAACATATTGAATGTTGGAAGTATAGCTATCGCTATTCAAATACATGAACGAACCAGTGGTCAAAGCACCAATATCGTTGGTGCGATCCCAATAACCTGGTTGTGCATATACAACCAGCGGATTCTTTTGCCAATAACCAGTCAAACCACCAACACGAACGATGGTTACGATACCTTGTTGAACTAGGTATTCTTTGGCAGTGTAGGGACCGTAGTAGACACCATCAGCAATGCCGAAGCGTTGTTCAAGTGTAGCTACGTCGGTGATAATGTTAGGAAAGAATGCAGGACCGTCCGCAAATGGAGCGACGATTGCACCTCCGATGTTGGCTACGCCTTGAGCGAGCCCCGATAGATCATTTTCTCTGGTGAAGACACCAGGACTTACGATAGTTTGTTCTGGACTCCAGCGTCCACCTTCTTGTATTGGCATATTTATTGTTTCCTTTCACAGTCACTTCTCATTGAAGAAGTTATGTTTACTTTATAAATATGCTTCAAAAAGTTGAACCTCTAACTATTTATATGATCTTTCATTTTTTTCTACCGAAAATCGATCTTGCTATACCCATTTTCCTTTTTGATCTCCAAATGCATATCAACCATGTCTCGCATTTGATCCAAATGACTGATCACCCAAATGAAATCAAACTGATGCTTCATATAGGTAAACAATGCACCCATTTGACCCAAATGATCGCTGTCAGCACAACCAAAACCTTCATCAATACAGATAATATTTGGTCGTGGTAGATTGCTGATATTAATCAAAGCCACACGAATAGCCAAGCCTGACACAAACTTTTCCATACCGCTGCCCATTTCCAATGGCCAGCGTTTGTCATCATAAACAATATTGCTCATGATGTTCTTGCCATCGGTGGTCAAGGTCACAGTAAACTCTACAATCTGGTGTAGAATATTGTTGACTTCTTTTTCAACCTCGGGAAGTGTCTTGGTGATCACTTCATAAGGAATACCATCACGACTCACAATTGCAGTATAAATCTTGTAAGCCTCGTATGAAGCTTCCAATTCTTGCAGCTTTTTCAACTGCTCTGCGGTATTCTTTTGTTGAATCTCCAATTTTCCCTTTTCTGTTGATGCCTTGAACAAATCATTATTTGCACTCTTGATGTCAAGTTCCACAGATTTGATACTATTCTTGCAATCGTTTACCTGCACCAACAACTTATTGTTGTTTTCAATGATGTCCTTGTTTTTGTAAAACACATCGATGTTGTCACAAACAAGCTTTAGCTTGTTTTTGAGATCAATAAGCGTATTTTCCAACTTCAACACCGTGTTGTTGATGGATGCTTTGTTTTTCTCAAGAGCAGCACGATCCACCAAAAACTTTTGATATGCTTTGTATTGTTCTTCAATGTTACCATACGCCACAACATTTGACTTGATGGTTTGATATTGCTCAACAATTTGTGCAGCATGGCTTTTTTGATTTTCCAGTTCTTGCTTGGTGGCAATAGCATCTTTAACAAAAACGTTGTTGACACAATAGTTGCAGTTTGGATCATACTTGTGTTCTTCAAGCTTTTTCAGCTTGTCAATCTTGTTGCGAATAACAACTTTGAGCTTTTCAATATCGCTCTGGGTGTTTTTTTCAAGTTGTACGTCTGCTTTGTATAGTTCATACTTTGCTTCGATTCCATCAAAGCTTAGTATAGACCCACTAAGATTAGTCAAACTAGCATCAATACCAGACAGCTTTTCCTTATGCTTGTTTATGTCAGCAAGTGTAGCATCAACGCTGGTAGTATAATCGATCTTGTCTTTTTCCAGCTTTGTGATATCAAATGCAAACGATTCGGTTTTGACGATGTTTTTGCTTAGTTCAATCAATTCTGAGTTATAATCTTCCTTCTTGGCTTCCAAAGACTTCAAAAGCAAATTCAGATCAGTGATCGATTGTTCATTCACCGCAATTCTTTGCGATGTTTCAGACAACGACTCAATCAACTCATCTTTGCTGAAGTTTTTCAACAGCGCATTGGTTTCTTTGAATTGCTCATTGGCAATATTGTACAATTGATCAAACACAGTCAATCCCATGAATTGACACAACAAGTCTTTGCGCTCGGTATTGCCAAGATCCACAAACGAACCAGTTTTGCTGTTTTGAATACTCAACACTGTTAGAATAAAGTCGTCGTAGGTTCCCAAATAATCACGAATGATGTCGTTGGTGCTTCTACGAGCTTCTCCGTTCAAAGGTACTTCTTTGTCGTTCTCCTTTTTGTAGAACTTGACATCAACCTTTACGTTACCCTTTTTATCTGCTTTACCTTCTCGCTCAATAAAGTAATCAACGCCATTCACTTCAAAATTGAACTTGCACTTGAAGCTCATTTTCTGAGTGTTGAGAACGTGAACAGCTTTGTATCCCTTACTGAACTTGTCAAATACGCAAAAAGCAAGCGCATCCATGATGCTAGACTTGCCACTAGCATTAGGCGCAAACAAACCGATGGTTCCCTTTAGCTTGGTGAAGTCAATATAGTTGCCCTCGCCATAGCTGAACATATTATCAAACTCAAAAGTCTTGGGCTTCCATCGAATGTTCTTTGGAGTTTTGTCTTTTGGAATTTGTGTGTTGATGTGCTTGTTGAGTTCCAGCACTTTATCCAAGAGTGACTTTCCAACTTTCTTTGCAGTAAGAGCATCGGTGATCAATTTGTTCTGATATTCAACATCAAAAATGTTGTGAATATCCAACACTTGTCCAGCAGCAGACGTTTGATTGTCATAATCATCGATGCGAATAAATGTAGACTCCAAGATTTCGCATTTTGTTTTGATGTCGTTGATGACTTCTTTGACTTGCGAAGGAATAGTTTCATAGCACTTGGTGCGAATACGAGCTTTCTTTGGAATATCTTTGATATCCGTGATCAACTTACCTTTGTTGATTTCAACTGTATAGAAACCATAATCGTTTGGAAGTTCGTAGTGCTTAAACAATCTACGCTTCAAATCCCAAAGCAAAAACCCATGACCCTTGAGTTCTTCACCATGATTCTGTTGGATCATCGATCCAGCATACACAATGACTGGCTTGAATTCGTTGTCGTCATACTCTTGCAATACTTGATGCTTGTGAATATCACCAAGCATTACCATGTGATGTCCATCAAACAATTCGTTGGTAATGGCACGGTTGCTCACAACATATCCAATATCAGTAACAGCAGCATTGACTGGTCCATGAAACAAACCAACATGGTGATCGGTTTCGTTTCTATATTTGCTCGGGATTTTGTCGTGTTTGATGTACTTGTCTGGTTCATCAAATACGCTAAAGTGATTGAACAAAATATTCTCGTATCTAAACACCTCGGTATCCTTGAGGTAGTAAAGATTCTTGTGGTTCAAACCATTGACGATAGGAGTCAAACAATCCAAACGAGCTTTGTTGTTGAGCAGAGCATCGTGATTACCAGCAATCAAAATGGTGGGAACACGATCTGCGCAATTCTTCAAAAACTCGGAACCCAACTTGACGCATTCTGGTGACAAGTCAACCTTGTTGTGAAACACGTCGCCAGTGATAACACAAACCAAGTTTGTGTTTTTTGCGAGCTTATCAAGTGCTGTGTAGAACTTGTTGAATACAGATTCAAACTCTTCGTGGCGTTTGGTCAGTCGAATATGAATATCCGATACCTGAATTACGGTGTCTACTTTTTGATCTGTGTTTTTTAATACGATCATAATTGGTGTTTTACTTTCAACTTGAAAAGACTGCTTTCGTCCATCTTAGCACTGGAATCAATTGCTTGCCAGGTTTTTTCGTGACCGATCTCGTTTGGATCTTTACCATTCAGCAAAACCAAATGAGTGTTGATTTGGTTTTGCAACAAAAATTCACAAATAGCAACGCTGCTTTTCAAGGCATCATTGTCCAACAACACATTGACTCTGGGTGGTTTGTTGGAAATCAGCTTGATCTTGAGTTTATTGGACAATGTTTTGCCAAACAGCGGAATTGCGTTATAACGTACAGAGAATGCATCAAACACTCCCTCGACCAACGTGATAGGTTGATCAAAATCAGTAAGCATCTCGAAACCGATGATGTCTTTGGTTGAGTCGCACAACCTATATTTCATTTTACTGTTGAACACGTCACGACCACAATAAAAATTCAACTCACCATTTTCAGCATACGATGGTACCACAATACGATTTGCAAATGCGCCTTTTTCACAATACCCAATGTTGTAGCGAACAATGTCGTAGACGCTCAGATTACGCTTGAAGCAATAACTCAAAGCATGTTTCTGAGTTACTGAATTGGTGCTTTTATACAAAGGTTGAAACTCTGGCGGAAGACTCAGCTTTTTTTCTTCGTATGTTTCAATATGCTTGGGTGCTTGAATCTTACACAGAACTGGATAAAACTCGCTAGGAGCTTTGATCTTGTTCAACAAACTCTTGAAACTTTTGCCACTGAAGTTGCATACCCAACAATGATAATAGCCGCTCAAGGTGTTCACGTTGAGCTTGCGCTTGTAGTGATTACACTTGGGACAAAAAAACATAACTTCCTCACCACCTTTTTGGATGTGAGGTTTATGCTTGAAAAGCCGTGACAGCGTTTCTATGACCGAAGTGTCTACCATACGTCTGATCATATCATACACGACGTTGGCGGATACGCAATTTTTTATTTCTCGTCGTACATGGCACAAACCACGGCATCGTACATATCACTATTGCGTTCGTCCCAGTTGCCCTTTTTATTTTGTGCAGTGAACTTGGTCACGTCTGGCATCAAGGATTCAAGCTGTTGTTTCACAAATTCCTTGGGTTTGATTCCCTTGATTCTACATTTACCAAATAAATGCTTGCGCATGGTGGTAACACTCAGTAGGTTGACCTTCTTTTTGAAGTGTTCTTCTAGGATGTAAGCAAATACAGCATTGTGCCGTGCCAGAGTGATAATAACTTGTTGTGATGTAAACCCGCCAGCAAAACCACTTAAAGCTGCTTCAAGATTGATGTGAGACATCTTGGAAATATTGGGATCTTTTTCCAAAACTGAAATAACATGAAACGTTTTTTCTTTGGTAGAGTCGAATTTCTTGGTGTCTATAAAACCAGCAGAGAGGATTTTTTTATCCTCTCTGAACGCCCAACCCGTTACTGAAGTGGAAGAATCAAGACCTAGTATAACCATACTAATACATAGTATGATTATCTGGTAAACCTACCGTCGCTATACTTCTTATTGTTGAAGCCTTTTGTATAAAGCGACAACTGTTTGGATTGATTTCCAATAGCATCTTTGAATTGGGTTTGACCAATAGGTGCTTTGAGCTTGAAGCCTTGGTCAACAGTGTACAAAGCATCTTGCACAGCACCTTGACCATTCCAATTAACAGAGATCTTGTTGACACCATCAGTCTTGACACCACCATTGATGCTATCGCTATAGTTCAATGCTTTTTCATTGAAATTTTCGGTACCTGTATTGGCACGTAGTTTGAATCCTTTTGTGGTAGTGTATTTCGCATCAAATGTGCTGGTACCGACAGAAAGTTGGTTTGATCCATTACCAGTTTGCACGTTTTTTTGCACTGGTTGGTATGCGCCACCTGCTGGTTGACCAGACAAATAACGATCTGCCAAACTCATGTTGGAAGATTCACGATCAATTACCTTTGCGTCAGATGAAGTTGCCATATATTTTTAGTGTTCCTTATAATAAATAGGTTTAGGTATCCCATTTCACTACAATATTGATTGGAATTTGACCAGTGTTTTTGATAGGATTTGCGATTTTGCCAATTGCCACCAAATCGGCATTGGCATACAAACCTACTTGAGTAATATATGGTGCCAAATACGAACCGGTCGGGTCCATAGACGCACTCAACTGATAGGAAAAGAATTCAGCTTTAATGTCATTGCCGGTACCTTTACCAGTATTTACGTCCAAGAATTTGATGATGTCATCGTAGTTGTTGCGACGGCAGATTGGAGTCAAATACTGTTTATAATTGGTAACTTGTAGATTTTGAATGTAATAATTCCAGATCAAATATGCATCTGAATAATCCACAATACCATCCTTGTTTACGTCAAAATCCTTGGTGGCCAATTCACAGCGAAGTTCTGGAGTCAAACGATTGTTGGTATAATCATATACAGATGATGTAAAGAAGCTGAACATACTTTGTTGTACATCTCCTTCAACCAACACATTCCACCAAGATTCACGATGTGGAGCAGTAAGCTTGTAGTTGATGTATCTCAAAATAATGTCAAGATTGCTAAAATCAAAAGTAGCCTTGTTGATAATACCATAAGAAAATGCAGATCCCGTGATAGCAGTAGGATTGGTAGACACATTGAACTCACCTGGTTCGACAGTGCAAATATATTGCTTTTCGTTGAGTGTAATTTGACTATCATATGTGCCAAACACATAATCATTCAAAGGATTCAGAGGATCTCGCAACAAATCTCTAAGAACACTACCAGTGTTGTTCACAACCAACCTATCGTTGTTGTAAAACACATTACCAACAACTGCATCTTTTTGCAAGTCAGCAAAATCATAGATAAACGCTTGACCAAATACATCAACAACTGGTTGTTCCAAAACATACACAATGCTACCAGAGCTTTGAGCATTCATGTTATTGCCAGAACAGTCGCAGATTGCATCTTCCATTCTGAGTTGCACAATTGCTTGGTCAGCACCGCCACACTCAATCGGAAAGCTACCGCTTTGCTCTGCCAAAATAGGAGCTTGTAAATACAAGTCGTCGTTCAAAATTGCTGGCGAACCAATGACCAAGTTATCATTAGAGATTGCCACGCTAGATCCAAACGCAGTAAAGCATTCACCAATACGTTTTCTGTATGCAATTGGTGCGGATGTAGCAAGTTCAAACAATGCCGATCCAGAACATGGATTTGCCTTCCATCTGTACAACAGTGCTTGACCGTTGTAGGTACTTGTACCAAAGTCGTTGTCTTGAAAATTTGTGTTGTACTGATTTATTGATGCAGACAGATAAAGGCTTGAAAATGGAAAGTATGGTTTTGGAGATCCTACCAAAATATACTTGTCGGTCATATCCACACTATATCCCAACATGTTGTCTTTGAATGTGGTTGTGTCTCCGTAAAATTTCTTTTGTAGAGTATATGCTCCAGATCCAGAAGATTGATAGTAGAAATAGAAAGCTCCACGTTGACGAACTGTTTGTGATCCACTATATTCCAAATACACAAGATCGTTTGGTGCGCCAACAACGAGTCCATTTTCATTCAATGCTACAGAATATCCGTATCTGGATTGTGAGTAACTCTGAGACAGTGGATAAAACCCAACGCTAGAATCACCAGAAACAGTCAGCCACTTTGATGCTGTATTTTGCTGCAATGTTTGTAGAAATGTCCAACTATTTTGATCAGACGCCAGTTGATACACATACACCAAACTTTGTGTGGTAGACAACGTACCCACAGCAATTCTGTTTTGCGCAACCTTGTCGATTGCCACAGCAGATCCAAAAAACTTTTGTCCGTTATCACCACTCGTCAAAGTCGAATGTAGTGAGTACCCACAGTCGTCGGATTTTTCATACACATATACAGCACCTTTTCCACTGTTTGCTAATGGCGCACCCACCAACAAAAAATTGTTAGAAACCGCAATAGCTTTTCCAAACTGTTGCGAAGCTGATCCAGTGATGCTGCAAAATGGTCGTGAAGGCAAAACAAATTCAGTGGTGTCTGCATCAGCACAGCTTGACGAATTGTTTGTGTCGTACATTCGATATACATCTACAGACGCAAATGCCAAAATGTTACCAGCAAGACTTTCACTAAACGCCATGTCTCCAACTGCCATGTATTTGTCGCACATAGCAACAGAACGACCATAACCATTTTGCAAAATTATTGATGTGCCATCTTCCAACACATAAAAACTACAGGTTGTAAATCCATGATCTGCGGATTCAAAATACAAACTACCGCTTTCTTCAGTGATCAAAGACGCTGTGCGTGATGCACTAGAACTTTGCTCGGTAAAATATGTGTTTACAAATCCAAAATCCGATGCCACACTCTTACGATATGTTTTGACAAACGAGTAGTTGGTGGTGAACTGATTTTTACGATATACCAACACTTCACCAAGGCGAGCATAACCTTCTTGGCACGTATATGGCTTTGAATTAGGATTACCCACAGCAACGTAGGTTCCATTTGTAGCCACTTGGTATCCAAAATTCTCGTTATAGATGTTCAGCAGATTTGACATTTCCTATAAATATTGATCAAAACCAAATATTTTGCAAAAGAATCACACTAACTAGCCTGCATTTTCTTTTCGCTCTTCTGGTTTGTAGTATACAATTCTGTTATGATTGATTGGACTAGCCAACAGAACTGCTGGTTTTAGGTTGCCTTTGCGTGTTTCTTGGAACATATAGCTCATCCAAGTTTGTTCGTATGGATATGCCCATGTAGTATCCAAAAACATCTTTTTGTTTCCTTGTTTACCCACAATCATAGGCCAGTTTGCATAATAAATATCACCCTTGATATAGCTCAATCCATCCACAACCTCAATCGTATCAAATTTGGTTCTTGGGCAGTTAGGGTCCAAACCCGACACTGGCAATTTGGTATAATGTGGCCAAACTTCGGCTCGCACAGTTTTTGGTACATTATACCAAGAAACTTGTATGTTGTTATCCATATAAACTTCTGTATACGAGAACTTCAAAAAGTCCACATTAACGTCGCCGCCAATGATTTTCAATACCTTGTCATACAGATCTGGAACGTATGTTCTGAATCCATTTCTACAAAAATTGTTGACGGGTTCGTGTATGCCCATATCATCTTCCAGAAACACGTAATAGTCGCTGTCAGATTCTTGGAAATGTTGTGCTACTTGGAATCTGCCACCGTTGATGCCCAAATTCTTGTTGTTAATAATATGTTCAAAATTGTACTTTTTGCAAAGCTCGGCATTGGCTAATCTAGCATCTTCGTTGGTGGAATTGTCAATCAGAATATTTCTGGTATGAGTCAACCATTTAGGATGTTTCAGCCAAGTTTGAATTGTATGTTCGACTTGTTGAGGAAAATTGAAAGTCAACATATACACGGATACTTTCAATTTGTTTGGGTCAACATATTTTCTTGGTATGTATACGTTGATGTCTTGTGGAATTGGCTCAAGCACAACCTTGTCGTCGAGCAGAGCTTGAGCAAACTTAACAATAAGCCCGTTTGAGTCCAGTGAATAGCGTCTGTATTTTTCTGGCTCCAAATAAGACATGATGGTGAATACACTTTCTTCGGTACCCATATAACCATCACTGAGAGTTCGATCCAATAGTGAGTAGTATGTGGCATTGGCTTGGTTGATAGATTCTTTATTACCACCAAACAATCCACCCCTACAAACATATTCTACTTTCTTGCCACTGTATTTGTTTATTGCAGCAAAGTCAAAACCATGAATTTCATTTGAAGCCTCATATGGATAGCTCAAAAACAAAAAATCGCTAAGGTGCGGTAAGATTTTATCCAACGCACGATTTTCAGTAAAGTATTTTTCGTATACTGTATTTGTAATGCCAGCGTCCAACCATATGAAATGTTTGGTATTGAATGGATTCCAGATAGTAACATCATTCAACAAAAACATTTTTGATTGCACAATTGGATTATACCATTCTTGCGCTGCTTGAGGCGATGACGAAAGCCAGCCTGCTTTATTGATCCATGCTGGATCTGTTCGTATCTTTTGTGTTTTATCCCAAAAAGGGCTGTACATGCGTTTCACATCATCCAGTTCATACACTTTGACGTATGTGTTTTTTGATGTGCGTTTTGCCCATACCAAATGCTCCAGTTCTTTTGGTAGATACAAAAACAAGTTTGCATCAATATCCAAAAGCTTGTTCAAGTTTTCAATATAGTGATCAAATGACCTACCAACTCTGTTGATATTCCACAAACCAGTGACCACCGTCAAATCAGACATGTTACTCATAATCTTATTTCAAATAACCCAATTGGTAAAACTTCATGTGACCATCATCGACTCTTTCTTGACGATACAAGTTACATCCTTCATTGCTATCATGTCGTGTGTGTGCCAGCACCGGAAATGTGGTTACTCCTCCAAATGTTTGCCAATCCTCCAATGAGTGTAGCTGTTTTTCAAATTCATACACCGCTACCATTTTTTTGATTTGGTTTTTTGTCAAATATGCCGATACCGTTATATCGTCGTTCCAACTTCCAAGATTGATAAACTCAAAAAAATCTTCGCCAAAATAACTGCGTTTGTAAGAAACAGTTTTGTAGTGTTGCAGAACGTTTACAAATATGTTGTGTGTGACTGACACTACATAATGGTCCCTTTTATCGCCTCGCAATCTTGCAACGTCTTCTGGTGTTTCACGCTCGGCACGTAGTCCATCATAACCAATTGCTGTATTTGTGTGCAAGCCTTGATTTTTGACATGTTCCTGCAACATCTTAGGATGATACACCAAGTCATCGTCGCAAACTACAATAATAGAGCTTGGGTCAGATTCTCTTTGCAATGTGTAAAATAGCTTGGTCAATGTTCCCTTGTCCTCCAAACCCTCAAACAATTTCAGCTTTGGATTAGTGATCGACAGAGTTCGAAGCCAATCTGGAACAACATACAATTCTTGTGTTTTATGATTGCGAGTCGGTATATTGAAATGTACTTCATAGTCTCCAACATAATCTTGATTTACAAGAGATTCAATGCATCGTCGAATATCGTGATTGTGCGATTCCGAATTCAGACGAGATGGCACAGTGGTGAGTGTTATTATAACTTTCATAATGATTAGCTACCAAGATAAGTATAAACGTGTGTGTCTGTTATGTCCTCAACTGGCAAATGTTGAGCATAGTAATTTCTAAGCTGTTGCTTGTTGTTTTGTATAAATTTTGATATTGATGTCACATCGCTATAGTCAAATGAAAAATGCGCCCAAACTTCTCTATACCCGCAGCTATAGAAAGTGTCTTCGGGTCTGGTTTTGTGTATCATAGCCAAACCATAATTTTTCAAGTACGTAAAATCTTGAGCAGCTTTATATTGATAGTTCAAATTGATAGACAGCAGATCGTATGTTGCTGGGTATACCCATGTAAAGTTATGATAGTATGTACTACCAAACAAACTCGTTTCATTTTTTATGAATGCTTGAATGATCATAGTATTCATCAAATTATACGCCAGCATCAAATCGTCAGAACTACGAAAATGACCGCCATAAATAAAACCGTCATCGTTTCTAAACTGCAACTTAGAAGAATCAAAATCGAGCGTAGGAAACAATGGCATAACTGCGTTGTTCAAAAAGTTTGAAACCAACCCTGCCAATTCCGAAGATTTTTCAAATTTTCCTTGTTCCCACCCATAAACAGTCCCAGAAGGAATGTTATCAAAAAAATCAGCGATACAATTGTGGTTATTTCTGATAACCATATCTGTATCACAAACAACAAAATTCAAAATGTTTCGATTCGCAAAATGTTTGAATACATACCTTTGCAAGAAAAATGGATATTGACGTTCGACAATATTGTAAAACTTTCTATGCCTCAGAAAGTATTCTTGATCAGTCGGCACTTCCAGACATACTTCGTTGTTTAGACTCACAACATCGTCTTTTCTCAGATCATCAATCGCAACAAACTCAAAATGATCATGATAATCTTTGTAAAGGTCGTAGTAATATTGAGTGGTAAATATTACAATATACGCTTTGGTTATAGATGGACACGACTTTAGCAATAAATCGAAACGATATCGCATATGCGTACCAAAACAAAACATCGCTATTTTAGGAGCACCAACACTCATACTGAATTAATAAATACTGACTGCCTACCATTCATGATTTTTACATAACCATTTTGCAAAAGGTATGGTGCCAATATTTTGTCTTTACCACCCACTGATTCAACAAAGTCTGTGTCGTCAATAGATATCAGATGTACAGGCGCAAGTTTATCCTTTGCAGCCAGATACGCTTCTAGATGCTTCTCGGCATATAACGAAGTACCAACATCCCACCCATCCAAGTACAAAAAGTCAATTTGCTTATTGAAACTCTTGAGAAACTCAATTCCACATTGTGGTATATGGATGTGCAAATTACTTGGTATTTCTTGTTTAATGTGATATTTGTATTGATTCTCAAGTTGTGTTTTACAGTGAGTATCAATATCTACGGTGTATACCTCAAATCCTTCTTTAGCCCAAAAATATGTTGAGTGACCATCTTGACAACAAGGTGGTGCCTCACATTCTTTCATGACATTTGAGTGATCATAATAGTTAATACAGCCTTGTGTTGTTTCGTGGCGAGTAGACCCAATTTCAACAATCACTTTGGCGTCTAGTGTTTTCAACAACTCAATAGTCTTTTTGATCCATTTTGCGGGATAGCTTCTCAAGCTATTTTCAAAAGGCTCCAAGCGTATGCGATCCCAGTAAATAACGTCTGGATTAAAGCTTTTTGCGGACTCAATTACTTGTAAATATTTATCGTTCATAGTTTGATTTCCACTCGCTCTGCCCATCCTCGGGTTGGACTAACTGCCCAATACACAACTCGTACAGGCCAAACATCTGTAAGGAAATACTCCTCATAGTGAATGTTGCCCTTGTTTTGCAAAAAGTCAGATAGTTGTTTTCCGACAATATGTGTGCTAAATACAGCTTGACCTTGAGCGTCATCAAACGCAACCAAGATGCTGTTGTAATCATCACCTGGTAATTGCTGACGAGTGATGTTTACAAGATGGTAGAATGACTTTTTGAGCGAAGCTTTCCACTCTTGCTCCGACATTGGTGGATTTGGTGGTACACCATTGTTCATTGTATAGGGTTGCACTGACTTTTCTTTGAAACAAATACCAGCATACAACTCATAGTCATGCAACGACCTCTCCGTACCTAGATCATATCCAGTTAAATCATAGCCGTTATATTCGGTCTGAAGTAGTTGACGAATTTTGGCTCTGGACTTTGATTGTAGATCATTCCAATTTTCTCCACGTTTGGATTGGTCGTCCCAAACAAGAATACCATCTCGTTCTTTTCTTGCCATGGAATGCCAGATGATCACTTTGTTTGGGTGATAGATGTCGTAGCCGTGAGTGAATGATCGAACCGTAAGATTGATTTCCTCGCCACTGAAAAAGATATCCGAATCATGTTTGATAGTTTTTGCCCAGTGATTGTCACCAAAGCAGAAGTGTCCAGACAAAAATCGGCCTGGAACGGGTTTCGACAAATCCGCTGAACTGTTGAACCCACCTGGTCTGATGAAAATGGTACCATGTGGATAAAAACACGACATGATCGACTGCCAAGGTTCTTTGGTTCTTGATTTTGGATCGTCGGCGGGATCATAAAATGGTAGATATCCAGCCAGCAATGGCTTTTTAACTCCACTTGCTTTTAATCCATCATGCATTTCAATCAGTGTAGCATCCCACTTTTCTGCAAATCTGTGATGACTATCTAGCTGCAAAATATACTCTTCATTCAACAACATGGTATTGATTTGATATCTTGCAAATGGAAGACCTTTGGCAGCAGTATAATCCATTTCAATAATTCTGAACCTAGGATCATTACGATACTTGTCCAGATCTTTTGCAAATTTATCGGCTTTATTGAATTGATGACATACACCAAATATCAATCTTTCTGGATGTGCTGCATTTTTCAAAGCACTTTCAATTGTAGGCAACAACTCTGGATCTCGGTATGCTGGCAAATGCACAAAGATTTTCCGTTTGTTTGGATCAGTATTGATCACTACTTTTTCGTCACGTTGCTTTTTGTATTTTTTGCTGTGTTTCCACAAACTTTCTGGGTCTGGTGAGCGAGGAACTGGTTTGGTTGGTGCAGGTATATAACGCTCAATTTTTTCCATCCAACCTTTAGATTTGCTGTGAGGCCAAAACACATAGGTATGCGGAACTTCTTTAGTATGAAACGCTCTCCAGATTCTATGCCATTTGTCAGCAGGCTTCGAATTCTTGTAAGTGTTTACTTCTTTTTCGTCGGCATCACACCGTACAATCTCTACACCCTCTCGGTTTTTGAATGCAATGATCCAAGCATCATAGTCATTTTCTGGCACACTATCGTCGTGCATATCAATACAAAACTTGAAAATATGTAGCCAAGATTTGTCATACTCAACTGGATCTGTGATTCCTGGATTTGGAGCAATCTTTTGATCCAATGTATATTGCTGAACTGCTCGGTCGCTAAACCTCACGCCAGCAAACTTTTCATAGTCTTGTAGAGTTCTGACTTTGCCAAAATCATATACTCCAAAGTCGATGTTTTTGGTTTCTCCATCCATACCAAACAACTTGCGAGTGCGCAGATGTGATGACGCATTTCTGGTTGCCCAAATTTTGTCGTCGTCCCATTGCTTGACAGAACCATTTCGATGATAATAATGCCAAGCTATTACTTTGTGTGGGTGAAACAAATCATATCCGTGTGTGTACGCACGAACTGCCATGTTTATTTCTTCGCCGTGAAAGTAAAGATTTGGATCATACAAAACCTCTTTCACAAACGAACCTTCTGCAAATGCAAAATGACCACTGAAAAATCTTGCTGGCACTGGCAAGTCCAAGTTTTGATACCCAGGTATAGTTGAGGGCACTGGAAATATTGGTCCCTCTGGCAGGTAACGATCAAAGCAAATCATCCAAGGCTCGGTTACTCTGGCTTTTGGATCGTTTTGGGGTTCGTAAGAAGACAGATATGCCGTCAACACTGGCTTTTTATAGCCAACTGCCTTCAAGTCCTTCAACATTGTGATGGCTTGTTCATCCCAGTCTTGGTCAAATCTATGATGACTGTCCAATTGCAAACAATACTCTTCGCCAGAATACAACAGATTTAACTGATGCCGCACCCAGCATACACCTTGGCTTTGCTGGTATGGAATGTCTATGATTTTGAATCGTGGATCTGTGTCGTAACCACCCAGAGTTTCTTTTTCATCGTGTTGCCAAGCAATAGCAAACACCAAATTTTCTGGATGCTTTGCTTTGGCTATACAATCATTGATTGTCGGAATCAATTCTGAGTCTCTATAGCTCGCAATTTGAACAAATATTTTGGCATTCATAACAGGTATACGGACACAAATAACTAGTTATCAAAACGCTCATACGCATATTCTATTAGTAGTTTGTAAACGCCGACATATTATAAACAGTAAGTCCAGACGAGACACCTGCCAAATCACTCATTGCAACGTCTATTTCGGGTATGTACTTGTATATCGCAGAACACGTACCGATCTGATTTCCAGCAACTCTAAGTTCACCAGACGATGCGTAAAGCCCACCCATAAAAATCAACTCACTAGTCACTCCATCATTTACAGGAACAAATACGGCATTACCTGAATCTCCGACGATTAATTGCTCTGAATTATTGAACCTTGCAGTATTGTATGAAAATTGAAAATTAATCAAATTTCTAAGTGAGCAATCTACTTCTTGTCTTGTTAGTTTATTCAAATCACCACACAAAAACTTTTTCTGCTGATTCATATAAAACATTGGCAAAACAGGGGATACCCACGGTCTACAAGGAAGATCCTCGGGGTTCACAGTTATGTTTTGCAAATAATTTTCAAATGATGGTGGAAATACTTTATAATAGGCAAGCGACGAATCAACTGGTGTTGTAAAATATCCTACACTAATATCCGTATATCCAAAATCCGTACTAAGAGATGGTCCTATAGATTGTACAGATTCTACCGAATACATAAACGTTGTGTTGTCATTGTTCACGTAGTAAATATTGTGACCTGGTGCTATACCAGTATGTGTGGCAAATATAAAATGTCGATCACTGACAAGTGTTGCGCCAAAATAATTACCTGTACCATAAATCCACAAAGCTATACCTGTAGTGTCATACCCAACATCTGCCCTAACAATACAGTTGGTATTTCTGGCCCAGGTGTCAACGCCAGTTACGACGGCCATTACGTTTGTGTCGCTCATAGATTAGAAATTAATGTATCAACTGTTCCTCCCACTGTCGAAGACAAATCACCGCCGCAAGGCGCACATGGGCTAACCTCACCAGATGACATCCACACACGATAAGGATCTGTCAGTGTACCAGAGCCACAAACCGGACTATAATCTCCGGTTGGATAAATTTGTGCCAAAAGGTTGCCAAACGATAGATTGTATGTGTGTGCTACATTTGGAGTACAACATCCGTCCACCGGTTCAGTCTGAAGATGAGTTGCTGTAACCGTATATGTATTTGAATCGGTTGGTGAAAAACTATCCGTAAAATATCCGGAGGCAATTTTATTACCAGCACATCTCAATTTTTTTGCAGTAATTTCATCTCCAGTTGGAGACGTAAAACTTGTGTTGTTACATGCTGTATATACAAATACTCCACTTGTATTGCTGTCACCAGCACACGATGCGTTCACAGTCACAGTGCTATTACATTTCTGCGCCGGAGTCGGAACCGTTGTATAACAATCACATCCACCTGGTTTAGGATCTGGACATGCTGTTTTATTTGGTGGACTGCTTGGAGCAGGATATACAACAAAGTATACCACACCTGGTATAGGAGGACTGCTACTTGGAGTAGGCGTTGGGCTAGGGTCTGGTATTGGAGAATTGCTTGGTGATGGTGCTGGAGAATTGCTTGGCGATGCCGCAGGCGAATTACTTGGTGATGGGGCGGGAGAATTACTTGGAGTTGCAAGAGGTGTTTGTGTCACGCTTGGAGTCACGGTCTCGCTCGGAGTCACACTAGGAGTAGCTGACACAGATGCATCAGGAGTACTGCTTGGAGTAGCACTAACGCTAGGGGTCGCAGTGGTACTAGGCGTTTTAGTAATACTTGGAGTTACTGTTGGTGTAGGCGACACTGAAGATGCTGGCGTACTACTTACACTAGGTGTTGGCGTTGGTGTGATAGTCCTAGTAGGAGTCAGCGTAACGCTAGGAGTAATTGTGACACTAGGAGTAGGCGTCGGAGTTGGTGTAGGCGTTGGTGCCGGAGGAATATCACAACAAGGAGCTTCATAGGTTGGGTTTGAAAGATACGCACCCAAACCACAAATATTTACTGGATAAGTCAAATCATCCGAGTTTGCAACCAAAGGATATTTATTGACAAAATAAGATCCAGACAGTTTCAAATTGTAGTTTCCATCATCAACGATGTCAGCAACCACATCACCGCTTTGATTGCTAATTACCACGGTGTTGGGTCTAATTTTATCACCTGTTTGGCTGATGCTCAATTGCAACAATGAAAACTCATTGGTCAAATGCAAAGATGCTTTGCTGGTATCATACTCATCAAAACCAAAAATGTTGTAGGCATTATTGTAGTTATTGTAGTACATGTTGAAGACAGTATTGTAAACCTGTCTTTGATATGTACCGTCCAAATTCATTGGATTGGATTCTTGACTCCAACCCGCACTTCCGCTTGGATAAAAAACTGAACTAGATGGAACGTATTTTCCAATTTCAAAATCAATCACATTTTCAAACTGCGATATTGCCAAGTAACCGCTAACATCCTCTGATGGAGAACAGCTACCAGATACATTGTCGTTGCACTGTGTAGTGTCTGCCGTCAATGGAAAAATGTCGTCACCGTCATTAGCAGCGATCAGATCATTCAATACACTGTTGACCGTTTGTGGCTTTGCAATCGTAAACGGCGTTATAATGATGTCTTGATTTTTGAAAAATTTGATCATCCTAGTATAAATAGGGATATTTGTGGAATCCAATAAACTAAAATGTTGCCTATGTCATAAACACAGGCAACATTTCAACACCATCATAAGGTTCTTATCAGAAATCGATACGTACCTTGATCAATAGTTCGCTGTCAAAGCTCTTTTGAACTGGACGACTTACTTTACCGATAGCCAATAGCTCGTTGTCGGAATTGTACAAACCAACACTGGTAATATAAGTGCGTGGATTGTTGATCAAATCTTGATAGATGATCGTTCCTTTGGTCAATCCATCTGTACCGTTTGATACAAACGTAGGATTATTGGTGTAGTTGAATTCCTTGTTCTTTACACGCACAAAGTAGTTGGTGCTAGGAACAAATTCGCTCTTTCTGACCGCCATTGGCTTGGTGCTGCGTTGCAAACGATAATAGAAATCATGTGCCCAAACACGCCAATAGTTTTGAAATGCTGGTGCATATGGACTTTCGCAGTTTGAGGTACCAGCACGATCCAACAAATAATTGCCAGACGTAATACCAACACGCTTTTCTAGGTTAATTGCGTTAAACACGACTACGCCGTTTGAAGGATAAAACAAACCAATACCTTCATATACTGGACTACCGTTTTTGTAGTATGGTGTAGGAACACCAGCAATCACAGATCCAGAAATAATGTTGTAAACGTTTTGTTGCTTGTTTACGATAGACGAATCATCAATATAGCTGTATTGGCCGTTGGTGCCCATGAAGTTGATCTGAATTTGACCTGGGTCAATTTGATCCTTCATTTTATCAGCCGAAAAATTCATCACAAAAATAGCTTCGCTGTCTTGTGGTGTAGACACGCTACCAGATGCAAACGAAAACAAGTTGTCGCCGGGTTGCAACAAAATGTTTTTGTATTGCGAGTACATCACCTTGGTTTCGTTGGTCAATACTTGGCTACCAGGGTTGATAGATGTACAGTCATAGTATGAGCTACCACTGTTTGCATAGTCACCATATGCAATTGCAAAGTATTCTTCGCCGCCTGCATAGATGTTGGTGTAATATTGACCATTGCGAACATCCCAGTTGCTTGAACCAATCATGGTGTTTGCTTGTGCAGATGATGTCACAAAGAATGATTGACTCAAATACAAACTACCAGTGCCGAACAAACCAGAAGATACTTGGTTTATTCTACCCACTACGATGTCGTCTGCTGTGAATTTACTAAAAATCATAGATTATCTTTAGGTTGTTGTAGGAACTTTTACCGTCACTGTGATTGACGTATTACCACCGCTTTCATTTCCAATAATGGTAATGTTTGTGGTGGTGGTTTTTGCCAACGAAGCATTTGGAACAAATCTAAACTTGTTACCAACCACAACTTGCGATGTCTGTGAAGTCAAATCTCCAGCAAACGTCGGAACGGTTGCGGTAGTCGAATTCAAGCTATTTGTTTCGGTCACAATCAAAGTACCAACGCTCTTGTTTGAAAGAATTGCTGTGTATCCCAATGTGACATTGTAGGTTGGGTTGGTGCTTGGACTGATAGAAATGTCTCCAGTATAATCTCGGTCAATAGTAATGACGCTTTGAGCAACGCTGATGGTAGGTACCATAGTAACACCTTCATTGAGTGTCACCAACTTATACTTCATTAGCTGACTTTCGTCGGTGATAGGTTCCATGACTGGCGTGTTTCTTAGAGCAATGTCATAGTACGCACTACCAAGAGGGTGTGTTGGATTGAACTGTGTATAGTCAATTTCATCGTCCGCCAATGCAAACGCTGTGATATTCAATCCTCCCGTTTTTGCAAGAATCTGACGACCTTTCTGCGTCAAAACAGCGTTGATTGTGATTACATTGTTGTCTAAGTATGCCATATACAAATAATTATCAAACTAATTTGGTTTTCAATCAAAGAATATGTTATAAATTCATGATATACATATTCAGGCTGGCACTGTTGTCCATCGAAGCAGTAAGCGGAACTGCTTGGAACAAACTATCTGGACTATTCGCACTTCCAGTAATAGTGCCGTAAACTGGGAAGTTGCTGCTGGAAACAGTCAAACTCAAAAAGCCTGGAATCGTAATCACTGGAGATGATCCGTTTGTCAAACCTTGACGATTGATGGTTGTGGTACTGTCGTTTTTACCCTTGACGTATGGGTAATATGTTAGCTTTGCTGGGCTGAAAGTTTTGACGCCATTATTAATGCTAAAATTAGATCCACTGACAGCAGTATAGCTATATCTAGAGCCAGCCAAACTCAACTTGCTCAAATGACGTTGCGAGTATCCGCTGTTTTGTACACCGTAGTATCTGTTAGTAAAACCAGCAGATCCCGTTACTGATCCAGATCCAATTGATTCAACTCTATAAAAACTAGATGTAAATCCAACAACACGACCGTTATTGTTGACAAGTTGATAGTATTCATTTGCAGGCACATTGTAAGTGTTGCGAATGTTGAATCCGTTGCTGTTTACAAACACGTTTTTACCATAACGAGCAAACATGAAATCACGATCATCAACTTTGTCTGGAATTTCAAACCTTGAGAAATTGTAGGTGTTGTGATCAGTATCCATGTCGGTTGCTGATACCACATACAACGGCATCAAGTTGCCGGTTGTGTATGACGACGACAAATGTGCAGCATTGTCAAATCCAAAGCTTGCTGTGTACATGCCGTTGACATCATATTTGATGTCTTTGTAATTAAACTTCTTACGTTCCAAAACAGAAGGTTCAATCAACAATCCACGCTTTAGTGATGCTCTGTTTGGAACCACCTTGGAAATATAATCAAACACGCTAAAGTCGATATAGAACTTGTAGGTCGTGTAGTATTCTTGGTTATAAATATACTTTTGATTGGTTGACGCAAATGCTGCCAAACGAGCTTGAAGCTCTGGATAATTTTGGCTGGTCAAATACTTTGGATCGCCAATGACATCAGTGATACCTTCTTTACCGATGAAGTTTTCAATACTATTCTCCAAGTAAGTAAATGGACTGATGTAATATCCTACAACGTTGCTATCACTACCAACAATATCATTGGTCTTTGTGGAATAGTCATAAGGCACCAAATTAGAAGTTGCATACTCATCAATCTTGTTGATCTTGACGTTGTTCTTGTAGTTTGGACCAAAGTTATCAGCATTAATTGCTTGCTTGATGGTCAATTTCTCAAACTGATATGGGAAGTTTGATACAACGGTTGGCGTACAAGCTGGATATCCTTGAGTTACATATTCTCCAGTGAAGTTATATGCCTTGAATGCGTTTGTATGTGGACTATCAGAAACTTGATAATACACGTTTTGATTTGGTACCCATACAAAATCGACAGATGACGTATGTGACCAAAGATCTACTGGAGTATCAAAGCTCCAAAGATACAAAAGGTTTTCATAGATGATAGCCTTTTCTGGAACAGAAATACTGTCGATGTTGTAGCTATGCTCATCAAAATCAGCCATGGCCAATGGATCAATAAACACCTTGATTTTATCGATGTTACCAACCAATGGTGTATTGGTGTTGTAGTTTCCGATATAATAGCTACCAGATGAGAAATACTGGTTCATACCAAACTGCAAAGTTTTTGTAACTATGCTTTGGAAATTTCTCAACGAACCTTCGTATTGATTGATAGCAAGAGTATATGTTTTTGGTACATACTTTTCCGCATTCGATGCAGTGAACGACGCAGTGACATAGTAAATTGTGTCTGCGTCATCTATTCGATAGTCAACTGGACCATAGTTAACAGTATCGGGTATGTTATCATACTCAAACCCTGTTGCTATATCTCGACTGATCATGAAGCTGTAGATACTTCCATTAAAATAAGGAAGTTGATCCGACACAAAACTTGCAGTGGTACCTGTTTCAAATGGATGAAAGTTGAAAATCAACTCACCAGACTCGGTTTGTCTTGATTTTTTGATAAACACTTCCCAGTCAATATGCTTGTTACGAATCTTTTTGACCAAAGGAACCTTGTCGTTTTCAAAGTAGTTTGCACTGGTCAATCTAAATGCTGCTTCAAATGTATTGAATCCACTGAATTGTTCTGAAAGAATACACGATGATGTAAGTTGTTGACCAATCGAAGAAGTATTGGCAATTGTATATGGAGCCAATGCTACATATTTGTATTCACTGCCCGTGTGATTAAATGTAATGTACTTGTTGCTATCGTATTGAGTCAAATAAACGATGTCTTCAAAGTCAAAATAGTTTTGACGATTGACGTTAACGTCTGTGCTACCATATTCACGAATTTGGATTAGTCCAGATGGAATACCAAACAAAGAAGTTATCAACTCCAATGAGTTTGCAGTACCCTTGGTTTTGTAAATGTATGGTAGGTTGTTGGCGAACCGATTCAAAATGCGTTTGCCATAGTCGAAATAGGAACTCGACAACGAACCAGTAGCTTCGGTGCTATCAAACAAATATTGTGATACATCACTGTTTTGTAGTTTGAAGTTGCTGGTGTCCCAACTAAACGAATTCAGCAATTCATCCAGAAAGTTTTTTGGATAATCTGTGGCTTCAGAGAATCCAAGAGGATATGTTTTTGGAAACTTCTTGATATACACCATGATGTTATCAAAGAAATGACCCACCATTGCAGTAAATTTCAGATAATCAGCATAGTCTTGATTGTCTTGAATATACTCTGGTAGTTGATTGATCAAAGCGTCTGGATTGTTGAGATCATAGTCAACACCGTCTTGAATTTTCTCGTTGATGCTTGATGTATTAAAGAACAAATACGACTCGTATTCATCAAACGAGTTCAACAATGCAATTTGCTCTTGTACCAACTTAGCTTTTTCGCCAGCATAAGATGCGCTGATTACTCTGTTAGAGTTTTGTGCTCGCAATTGAATTGCGGTCTTTTGAGTTTCTTTTGTGTTATACTCTGAGATCTTGCTTTTTGCAATCTTGGTACGCAACTCGGCAGAGCTATAAATGACGAAGTTATCGAAGTTGTTGTAGTCAATCAACAAATCATTGTACTTGGTTTTTACATTGGCTTTTGCTGCGGTAAGTGTATCAATTGAATGCTCGCCGTATTTATCGTTGGTTGGATATGCTGTGTTGACGGCAACATCAAAGTTGACACCATTCAAATAAACCTTGCGAGTTACCTTGTCTACAAACAGATTTGTTTTGAAATAGACTGGTGCGATTGAAATGTTGCTGATCCAACAAGTTGTACGAATGTCATACTCCAGTGGCAAAGGTGCATCCAGCTTTATCTGAACATTAACTCTACCGTCTGCTGGGTTTAGATAGTTGGTATGATCCAATATCTTTACCAGATTTCCACCGCCGAAATTCAAAGCGTTCTTATACAGACCAAAAAATCTGTTTGCATACTCAGCAAGCAACTCCGACATTTTTGGTTCAAGCCAATCATTGTAGATGAGTTGCACAAACAAATCCAGTGTGGTTTGCAACTGTGCTGGATTGATGCTTGTTTTTTGCAAGATGCGATCTTGCGATACTTTTGTGACAATAGTTTTGAATGCCAGCAAGATTTCATCTTTGCTAAACTCAGTGCTGTTGTAAGTATAGGTAAAGTTCTTTAGTTGATCGTCAATACCAATAAACTTGGTGCTTTGCTGTACAACTTGGTCGTCTGCGTTTGACAGATTTTGAATCTTATCAAACCCAACATACGTATCAATGATGAATTGTTGAAGCTGTGCTGTAGACTTGAGACCAAGGTTTTGCGCAATCTCAAAGTAGTTGTAGTTTGCAGTATTTGCTACAAACGTTTGAGAAATAGGATTGTTGTCAATCACTTGATTAACCAACGACGAGATCTGCAAGAACAAATACTTCTTGTCTGCAAATGCACTGGTCTTTGTAGCGTCCAATCCAGCTTTTACCGACAGTGTTGGATTAAACGCAAACGACAAACGAATTTCTGTACGGCTTGGACTGATTTCTTTGATGACCAATTTGTTTTGATCATTTCCAGCCACGTTTCGTACAAAGTTGTACAACACATAATACAAACCAGGCGAAACCTGTGTCTTGCTTAGAATGTCTTGAGTGTTGAGCAACAGTTCGTTATTGAACTTTGTGAAGTTGGTGAACGGTTTGGCAAAAACATAGTATGATAGCTTGTTGTTGATATCATAATAGCTACCTTGAATGATCGAATATGAAATTGTAGGAACTACTCTGTTGAAAGCAATGGCTTCTTGAGAGCTATTGTACAATGTAAACTCAACCAAGTCGTTGTCGGAGCTACCAAAATAATGCTCGGCATCAACGAACTTTTGTTCGTAAAGCTCTTGAAGGTTGGGAGCAAAATACGAACCACTAGCTATGCCAGTATTCAGTGTTGATTCGTTAAATGATAGGTAACTATATGGCATATGATTACGTTAATGGTAGAAATGGAAACGCATCGCTGAAGTCGGAAGGCACATTGCCTTGACCCAATTTGATACGCAGATTGATCATTTCATTCTTCATAGCAGCAATAACTTGTTTATCGTCACTATTCTCATATTTGTCAACAAGAGCATTTACCGTTTCATTCAAGATTCTATTTTCTGCCAACTGCTCGTTATACTTTTGCAGCAGCACAGCAACATCTTGTGCTTGTTGTTGCTCAGTTGCTTGCAACTCGTTGAATTGAACAGAGTTTGTGTCAACAATCTTGTCCGTATTATATTCTAGAGTTTTTAGCAAAATGTTGCTGTAATAGTATTTGCCGTCTGCTGGATTTTGACGATTGAAAACCAGTTGAAGATTGCCGAACGAATCAAAATTGTTCGCAAAAACGCCTGTGTCTCTAAACGTTTGTAAGTCTTTAAGACCAACCGTATATTCAACTACTATGTCTGCCATATCAATTATCTTACAATTTTGAATACCTTGGCGGTGTCCACAATGTCCACCGTGCCATCTGGGTACTCTGCCTTTATAAATATCTTGAAATATCGTTCTTGAGGCAATCCAGTGGTATCAAACTTAAAATAATTTCCTTGATTTGGGTCGCAGCTTAGTTTTGAATATTGATCAAAATCAACCAACACCTCCTCAGATTCGGCATCTTTGATCATAAAATATGACGAAGTTGGAAGGTATTTAGGTGTCACCATAACAGGTTGCTGATATGCTTTTTGAAAGTTCTTCAGCGGATATTGATCTCTTGCAAACACAAATACTTTAGGCAAACTGCCTGCTTTATATGTGTCTTTGAGTTGTTGCAGAGTGATCAAATTCTGAATAGAGCCTGTGACGGGTGCCAAACTACCAGTGTTGAAAACACTATCGTCCCAAGCAACATCAATGTATGGACTGTAAATGGTGTTGGTTTCTTTGCTGAAGAATTGCAGCAATCCGTTGGTTTGTTCAACTGGAGGAACTGTTATTTCCAACGAAGTTGCCAAAATTATACCATTATTTGGTACACAACCGCACAACCAAGAACGCACAATTTGAGTAACATCCATTGTGATGTCACCTTGTTGACCTAGATTGAAAGACTGACTGCAAATCAGACTTGATCCACTCAACGGTGAGTAGAATGATGAGCTACAGATCCAATGTGGCTTGTTGGTGTATGTGCTAGGAACGTTGTAATACCATGTACCACCACCGTTTTTGAAACTTGCTGATGCATACGATGCTGTGCGCAGATAGTCTACTTGTTGGTAGCTATTGGTAATTGGATAAGACCATGGATTTTTACCATCCCAACTTCTATAATCCCAGCTTGCACCCATCTTTGAGCCACCGTCTGCCCAGCGACCATCACCGTTGTCCCAGCTTTGGCTAATAGGATATGCATAGATGGTGTAATTTAGTGGCAAATTGCGTTGGCCACATGCTGTCAAGTTCAAAGTAAACTTGATGTTTGAGCTTGATACATGACTTCTTGCGATTGATTCGCTGATATTTGCCAAATCAAACTGCAACATGGTTCTTGAGAAGTCTGGACGAAGAATATAGTAAGCTGATTGTGGAGGATTGATTGATCCACTATATTCGCCTTGAAACAACCCCGTGAAATTTGTAACGTCCAAATAATAGAACGTGGTAGATTCCACCGTGCTCACAGACCCACCAAACGGCGATGAATAAACGCTGCCAGTGAAAGTGCCGTCTGTAACACATAGAGGGCCTGTGCCAGTACAAGATTTGCCAGACACAACTCCGTTGAACTGTCTGAAACTTCCACTACCTTGCAATGATTGAGTCAGCGGAGATGTTGTATATGTTTTACCATTTACTTTGAGTGCGGTAAAAGTTGATCCCACAGACAAAGATCCATTGAAACTGCCAGTGGTGATCAAACCATCTACTTGAGCATTTGATGTGATGTTGTAGCTGCCACTGAATGATCCAGATGCGATATCAGCAGATCCAGATACGGTCATGGCAACCAGCGGAGCAACGTTTTGGTTTGAAAACCTACCACTAAATCTACCGATAGAACTTTCTGCACCAATTACAGACGAAGCCACTGGATACTCACGCCAAAAACTTCCAGAATAAGTGTAAAAAAAGTTGTTGTCATATGCCAACCAGCCTTGATTACCATACGAGTCGCTGTTTTGTGGAGCAGCATACCAATTTGGTGTGGTATATACCAAACTGTTGCCGTAGTTCAGCGCATAGATTTCCAAAATTTCATCAATTCCAAAGTTTTTGTTGCGAAGGTCTTTGGCATTATTGATGTAGGTATCTTTTATTGGGTAAATAAATGTATGCATATTATACCACTAGTCCTTTGATATCGGTCGTAGGAAACTTGACTTCAAAAATTGATGGATCTTTTGAAGGATATACGATGTTGTTTTGTGTGGCTATATCAATGTTGTAAGCAATTGGAGAATAGTCTCCATCGTCAATAGTCAAGTTCTTGATCTTCACATTGATTACAGATTGAACACCCTCATTCTTCATGATTTCAAACATCAGTTGGCTGATATTGATTGGTTGATTGAAACTCCATCCATCAATGTTGAAAAATTCTTGTACAGACGAAATACATGCGTTCAACACATCACGTTTGTTGAATCCAGCAAACACACTGATTTGAAACTCCACCCCAATGTTGATGATATATCCATCAATCACGTTAAACTTGTCGGTCAAAATCTTGTATTGACTCAAGTAGTTTTTCAAATTAAGCAAAGTAGCTTCGTTGATTGGAGTCAAATGCTTTTGTGTATTGTAACCCAACAAATATAGATTGTTTGTGAACGGATTGTTGCTTTCCAAGAACTTTCTACGATCAAGTGGGTTGAGTGGGTTCAAATTCAACGCTTCGTTCATTGCTGCCGATCCGCTGATAACACCACTAATAAGTCCAGTATATGAAACTTGACGAGTTGCATTTGGTTGAACATATGCTTTTGCCACACTACCAAATTGTGGGCTCATAGAATATACTCGCAACAAAATGTCTTCTTCGGTCACAATACGATTTTGTGATGAAAAGTTTGCAATAGCGTTTTGTCGAATATCTTCGTCGGTTTCTGGACCAGCACCACCTGTCGCTGCAAGTGGGTTGTTTACTCTCAAGCTGTTTTGAATATTGTTGAGCAGCGAAATCTGGCTATCGGTCAAACCACTGGTATCGTTCAAATACGCAACCGAGCTAATCACTGTGATTTCTTCTGAGTTGACGTTGCTTTCCAAACCGCCGCCAACGATATAAGTAATTGTGAGCGTTGTATTGGATGGAGAAACACCATAACTGTTGCTTTTCAATACGTTGGTTCCGTCCAAACTGATGTTTAGATTGCCTAGATTTGACATTCCCACACCCACATTTGTAGGATTAGGTACAATTACGGTGTTGTCGAAGTTTTCGGTGTTTGCGCCAAACTGAATATATGTGTTGTTTGCTTCATCAATATATGTGATGAATCGCTTTTCGGTGCGAAGATACTTCAAAAGCTTTGGAGTTTCGCCACGATACTTTGACAGTGTTTGATTTGTCAAAGGAACGTTATCAACAGCCAATGGTACCGTTTCTTGTGCAAGATATTGAACTTCATAGTAATTGTTGTTGTTGCTGTCAACCACGCTTACTACCTTTACAATGTTTGAACCCTCAAGCTTGATATTCAAGAAAGGTTGTGCTGCACCAACAGTTACTTGCTTAGATACAAGTTTGCCAGAATAAGCCTTTGCTTTTTTCTTGAGCAAATAGAATTGTGGAGCACCAGTTTCGTCACGGCTATATACACTGATCTCTCTAGGAGAAAATACGGTGTCTTGGCTGAAATCAACGCTATCGTCAACCAAAAATGGTACACCAGACACGCTGCTAAATTGCGAATATGGACGCAGAATCAAACAGTAGTTCTCATCTGGCACGTAATCTGCATCCATTGATCCTACACGCTTTGACGGAAGAAGCTGAAACAAATCAAGCTCGGTTGCGGCAGCAGATGTTACTTTTGGTTTATATCCCAAATATGCTGCTTGGTTGATGATGTTTCTGCGATCAGTGGCAAACTGAATAAAGCTTTCTTTGAACTGCTGGTCAGTGTAGTACGACAGCACATCACCAACATATGCAGCTTGCTCAATAAAAATTTGACCTGGCGAACTTTCACTAAAATCCCTATAGCTTTGGGGATAATATTGCTTAGTGAAGTCGATCAGTTGTTGCTTCAACGACGCAAAATCACGGTTGACGTAGTTCACGTCTTTCGTGTTTGCTCGGAACGTCTTGTTGATAATCTGTGCCATTAGATTTTGTCCGTCGTAATTGTTACGTCGGCACTTGCCGTCGTTTTGTTATAAGTGAATGTCACACTTATAAATATCTTGTTCTTATCAGTATTCTCTGGTTGATTTGTAGCCAATTGCACTTTTACGTCGTTGACAATCACGCCGTTCAACCATCTATCAATATCACGTTGAACCACATCAACGATGATATCTTTACTGACTTCCAAATCTGCTTGTTGAAACAGCAGATTATACAAACCAGATCCAAAGTCATTGTTGAATCTGCGTTCACCAGGCATCGTAAGCAACAAATTTTTGATGTTGTCTGCAACTTGTGCAGCAGTAACAACATTTGTTGCAAAATATCCACTTTTACCCAAAGTAATTGGCAGAGATAGACCTAAAGCCTGGGTTGCCATAATTTGTTATCCTTTTTTAGCAGCAACCTTTTTGTCAACTGCTTTCATCAAAGCTCGAAAATCTCGATTAAATACAGCAGCAGTCTTTTTTACTTCAACTGGTGCCGCAGCAGGGATTTCTGGTGCAGCAGCTTCGTTAAGAACTTCTGTTCCTCCTCCACCAAAACCACCCATCATACCAACCATGCTACCTTCTTGTGGAATACCCTTGAAGTTTTGTGCAGTTTCGTTCAACACAGCGTTTAGAACTGGATTTTTAGTATATTGAACCTTCTTTTTGCTGGTTTGAGGTTGTTGCGGTGTTTGCTCAATATCGTCGTTTTCCATCAAACTTGCAAAGCTTGAATTTGATGGATTTTCGCTGACTTGGACTTCACGACGTGATTGGTTCACAGAAGAACTTGCACCAAAAGCCTCAGAAATGCAGTTTTTAACTTCATCTCGCACAGCCTTTCGTACTTCTTCACGAACTACTTTAGCGATATATTCTTTAAGTTGGTCCACTTTCATAATTTCTCTAATATCTATAATTATTAACCTGACTTAGATTTGTTCAAATTTAATAGTTGTTCTGCTCCTTTTGTGCTGTCTGGTCTTGGTATCTTTATCTTCTTGATACGGGGTGCATTTGCAGGTTTTGGTACTTTTGGTGTGGGTAAACCATTTTTTACAGATGCTAGTTTAGCCGCAGCAGCACCCAAAGCTACACCAGACGCAGCACCAATCAATGCTCCTTTACCACCTCCAAGAGCGGCACCTATACCTCCACCCAGTCCACCACCAATCAATGCTCCACCACCAATTCCACCAGCAGCAAGACCACCACCCACAGCCAACCCGGAAACTCCGCCGATCAATGCACCTTTGCCTCCACCAGCCAAAGCACCTATGCCTGCTCCAACGCCGCCACCAAGCAATCCAGCACCAGCAACACTACCAAACGATGGTGCAACACTGCTTTTTGCTGAAGATACCAATTCAGATGGTGATGCGATTGCTGAGTTTGGATTTAGTGCCCCAATATTTGTATCGGACAATTTGCTCAACGCAGCATCCGCACCACTAATATTTGTTGGTGGAGCAATATCTGGCAAACTTGGTATGTTAGGTTTTGGAACATCAGGCAGCGATGTTTTAAGTTTATCTGCTGCTGCGGTTACTTCTGTTGATCCAATATTACCAGTTGCGGGATCAACAAACTTGGTGTTACCAGCAATCGTTTCTGGTTTGTATTTGTCAGGACTCCAATTTTCACCTAGTCCGTCTTTGACAAACTTTGGAGTTTCAACTTTTGGAGTCTCTACTTTTACGTTTGTATCTGACTTCAGTTTTGCCACAATATCTGTACCAGAAGCAGATGTTACTTTATCAACCGAAGAAGATACTGACGACGTTGTAGTGGTAACTGAATCTTTGCCTGGAATCTTAAACTCCGTTTGACCTGCATTATTTGGTAAAGCAGCCAATTGTTCCTGGGTCATTCTTGATCTAGGATCATCAGAAGCAAAACTTGTACGCACAGTTACGCCGCCACCAGATACTTTTTCAACACTTTTGGTGGTAACTGTTTCTGTAACAGTTGATTTTACTGTTCCACCCTCAGCAGTAAGTTTGTCTAAACTTTCAGATGGATTTAGTGCTTTTGGTTCAGACGACGGCAACGTGATATTGGCATCATCAACCGTTGGTGGTTTATTTAGGGTGCCATAAATTGTTTGAGTTGGTGGTCCAGGCAATGCTGGTGCTGGATCTGGAAGAAAACATGCTGGAATTTGATTTTTATTCCACGTTCCATCCTTTGCATTGTCTGCAACTTCTTGCGACACCGACATCACATTTTCTGCCAACGCTTTTTCTTTTTTGTTTGCTTGGTCTACTTTTCCTTGCAACAAAATCTGTTCATACGATTTAACGTCGCCATGGATAGTCAATAAATAAGGCAACAGTTTACTTGTTTCCAGATCTTTGAAACATGGCCATTTTGCATAATAAACCCGCTGAAAAATCGGTCTTTGGTTTATGTTGACGATTATATTTTGTTTGTTGGTGCTTGGTCCAGCATAACCAACTATGACAGGCGGAAGATTGTTTTTATCAGGAACATCTGGCAACAACTTACGATCATTCAAATACTTGTAAAGCTCTGCGTATGTTTTTGGTCCCGTGTTTTCGACTTTGACTGATGCTGCTTTTTGATTAGCAGCAACACGTAAAGCACTATGACTACCAATCAAGTTTTTTGGATCGATGGCAACTGGGGCTGGAGCCAAGCTAGGATCTTCAACATAATATGAAAAATCTTCGCTAGTTTTTGCATCTTCAAACGCATACATGATTTTGGCATTGCCATCCAAAAAGATGCCAGCGTTCCAGTTGTTGCCAGAATCGGGTTGCAAAAATCCAAGAATGTCTACAAGTTTGTCCGCCATAGGTTTACGATTCAAATTCAAATTCAGTTTGAACTGGACCTTCACGACGATTGCGTCCTTTGAAGTCTCCAATTACTCCTTCACCACTAACAGTATTGATTATTACTGGATCTGCGCATTCTGCACCACTGCCAACTGGTTTGACGCCGTTGGCACCAGGCGCATATCCACCACCCGTCAAATATACACGACGACTTAGCGTTTTATGCAAATTATCACGCAGCAGTTTCAGCTTGATTTGTTGAACTGGTATTTGTGTTTGATCTGGAATAGAATCTCCTGTATTCAACTCGCTAATTTGACCAGCGTCTTCATGTCCATGTGGATGTGGATGAACGTGGTGATACCAATGAACGTGGTCAAGTAGCCAATTGCAAAGATCATACAACCAGTCTACGGTTGTTTGTCCTAGCAGTGCTGGTTCGTTTGTTTCTCCATACTGACCCAAAAATATTTGAGGAGCATTGATGCAAGCTGTACGATTGGTTGTCAACACAACTTGGTCGTTGGCATCTACAGTATATTCAGCGTCAGTCACAATACCATATCTACGCTTGCTGAAATGCAGTGTTTCGGCAAATCTGCTGCTCAACACAATACGATCTGTGTTGATGACCATCTGATCGCCGTTCAAAATAGGAAATTCAAATGTGGTTGATCCCGCTGGATTGAAAAGAACTTGTTCTTCAGTAGGTTTACGATCCTTTGTCACTCCAAACATTTTCTTGTATACAGTCGTAACCCAATTACTTACAACAGGTCCACTATTGATCTCAATCGTAGTACCATCATTATTGATGTCTTCTTCAATTTGCCCACCGTAATTCTTTTCACGATCTGTGATAACTGGAATTGGTGGTAGTTTTGGATGCAATTGTTGCGGCTTGTCCAGTGCAATATTGCGCTGACGATTTCTCAAAATAAATCTTGGATTGCCGTATCCACCATTCACAGAGTCTCTAAACAAATTAGCGTTCAGTGCGTATGATGGGTTTGTAGACTTATCAAGCTGACGATTGCTGTTGTATGCAGTGAATCGAATGCTTTGACCAAAACGACTTTCTATGACAGTATCTCCTTCAAATTTACGAACACTACGAATAAACGGATTCAGAATGAAATAGCTTCCCAAATATCCAGTTTTTGTGATTGCCTTAAAGTTTGGATGTGATAGATATGTTTTTCTAAGCGGGTCTGGATTGCTTGGTGTAGCACTTGTATAGTCGCTGCTTTTGGCAAGTTCGGTAACAAAGTCAGCATTTACTCCAACAAAATTGTATTGATTAAAAGGCTTGGTGTAGAAATAGTTTCCAAACACTTTGATGACCAACACTTGTTCATTCAACAATGGATATTGCGTAATCGTATTATCCAAAGGAATTGCCCAAGGCAACTTCTCTTGTGGAGTTTTGCCTTCCAAATCTAAAATACGAACCTTGGCACGACCGATATAACTGTAATCGGTGTTTTTTGGGTTGGGTACTTCGTTCTTATAGTTTACAGGAATTTGCTGTGGGTTGACATTAATTGCCAACTGAGAAGACCTAGAATCTGGAGATTTATCAAAAAATGGATGTTGATCATTCAGAATGATGTCAACTACAACCGCCAACTGAAAATTTGGATTGTCGCCTGTTCCTTTTGAACCTTGTCGTGGTCCACCGCCAGCAGATGGGTTCTGTACTTGAACATATCTGGATATATTTGTAGATGCGTCACTCATGTTACTTTTTGGCGATAGAAATTACGTCGTCCATCAATTGCTTGCGTTCGTCTTCGCTCAGAATCATCGCACCACCCTCACCACTAGTTTCACCTTTTGCCACCAATTTTTGAACGATAGCTGCCAACTTAACCAGTTGTTCGTCATTCTTGACGCCAACATCATAATAGTCTTTAATTAGTGGCACAATAATAACAGCGTCGTTTACCGTCTTGATCAGAGTACGCAGTTCAGAGATCAAAATATCGATTTGATCCTTTTTGCTTTCGGAGTTTTTTACTATGTCCTTACAAAGACTAGAGAAGTTCTTTCCCTTGTATATCTCAAAGTTTGTATCCATACTCAATAAATAGAAAAAACCAACCATTTTGATGGTTGGTTTCGTTTTTATACAAAATATGTTGTGGTCAAATCACACCACGATTCATGTAGTTTTTGTTGATCTGCCCTTGATAGGCTTTCATTTTGTTCAAAACCTTGGTGATTTGCTGAGTCTTGCAATTACTGATCTCTCGGATGTAAAGATACAGAGTTTTCTTGTTGAAGTTTTCAATACGCTCACAGCTACGAAACAACTCCAATACTGCATATGCAATATTTAGATCTTTGACCTTGGTGAAAACCTTGGTAATGTTTTTTTCCCAATAGTCGATCACCAACTTCATGAACTCTTGAGTTTGAACAGTACGATAGTGTGCATCTTCAGTTTGCAAACACACGCTGTCTTCGCTAGGAGTTTCACTGATATCTACATGCTGATTGAAACGCTTGTAGTTGTTATTGTTATGAAAAATCAAGTAGTTCTTGGCAACAATACTGAAATAGCTGAATGCTTTGCCTTTGCCAGCTTGAAACTTGTGTATGTTGGAAACAAGATGTGCCACAGTTTCACGCTGAATTTCCAACGGACCAGAATCAAAGTACGTAAACTTGAAAGTGTTGTAGATATTTTCTACCAGCTTCTCGAAACTGAATTTGATACGCTCATTATAGATTGTATTGCGCACATCGTTATCAGTCTCAGCGTTGTAGGCAATGATGGCTTCTTCTGTGGCTTTGCTGAAATAGATCTTTTCTTTTTTGTTTCTACCACGACGACGAACTGGCTTATCGCTTGCGTCCAGTGTTTCCACGTCAGATTCAACATCTGTGCTGGTAGTGGATGACACTGACTCAACATCACTATCTCGCTTGACAAAAACACCACTAGAAGAAATAGGCAAATCTTTCTTGATTTGCTTTGGTTGCTTCTTGACTACCTTCTTTTTCTTGGGAACCGTGACTTTGTAAACGACAGTAGTCTTGGGTTTTTTGTCTTTTTTCTTGGTGTTAGACAAAAGCTTTGCGGTTTTCTGCTTGGAAACCTTCTTACTTTTATCCTTGCTTTTCATCAGTGGTTCTGTTTGCGTCATCATTCTGTATATTGTTGATTCTGTTGTTGTATTCAGTGATAATGTTCACCATGTCTTGAAAAAGAATGCCAACATCATCATCTTTTTCAAACATACCACGTTCGTCGATAGATTTCAACTGTTTATATACGTTTCCTGTAAGTTTTCCAAAGTCTGTGACCCATTGGGCCAGTTCCGTATTCAATTTTTCTGAATCATCCAGTTGTTTTTGCAACAATTCAAGCTGCTCCAGAGATTTTTTAATTGATACGTGCAAAAACGCAGAAATACCAGTGCTGAGAATTTGTTCAAGATCTTTTTGAGCAGTACGCAACTCGTTGATCTTTGATACAACCAGTTCAGCATCCTTCAGCTTTTTGTTGACGCTGCGCAGCCGAAAGAACAAAAAGGTGCTGATGGAAAATAGCAGCACCGATAGTGTAACAAGGATTTGTGTAATCATATTAAGTGTAAACATTAGATTTCATCAGACTCATCATCTAGCTCAACAAATTCATTAATAAACTCAACAGCGTCGTCGATTGCTGACCAGTCGTTATTTTCGTTTGCTTCTATAAGAATGCGACGTAGTTCTAAAAGTTCTTCGTTATTCATGGGTTTCTAATACAGTAATATATAGTTCCCACGATTCAAAACGATATTTTTCTTTTCAAAAACTGAACAAACCACGAATACCAGCACCTTTTCCTCTGATCTTTCTGATGATGGTATTTTCGATTGGCTTCTCTACAACCCTTTCTACTTCTTTAACTACCTCAACTGGCTTTTCTACAGTTTTTTCAACTTCATGTATTACGTCACGAACAACATCAACTGGCTTTTCAACCTCAACAATTTTTTCCACAACTCGTTCCACAGGCTTTTCCACCTCAACGATCTTTTCTACTACTGTTGTATTGTTTGTTGATTGGTCAGCCTCGGTAGATGTTTGTTTCTTTAGCTCAATGTCTTTCTTTTTGTAGAGTTCATACTCTTTATCAGTTTCTACTTCACGATAGTTTGCAGACATGTTGTATGCCAACAACAATACCACAGCCAATGGATCAAACACAGTAATCAGCACGATAATAAACCACTTTACAACGTGACGAATGTCTGTGTTGAATTCGTCTGCCACAAATTTGAATGTTGTAATATCTTTCTTTTGACTGTTTTCAATCTTGAGCTTGAAAATGTCATCATCGATCTTGCCAGATTTATCACTAGCGTCTTTCAACTTAGCATTTTCAGTTTCAATTTGTTTGTTCAAATCACCGATTTGTTCGTTGATTTGATTTTGAATACTTTGTAGCTGAATTGGATTGCGAGCAATCAATGCATTGGTCATTGTTTGGCTCAAACGATCTTCTTGAGAAGCACGTAGTGCCAACAACTTGTCGATGTTGGCTTTTACAGCATCAAGCTTTTTGGATTCGGTAGTTTTTTGCATTTCCAAAGTGGCAATTTTGGTGTTTGCCAATTCACTTTCCAACGAACTCTTTTGAAATGCTGCTGTAAGATAGCCAAAAATACCCAAAGATGTAATACACATCAAAACCAACACAGCCGTCACCATATAAACCTTCATCAGTTTATTGGCAATATTCCAGTATCTAAACAACCACGATGTTGTCACAAGCTTGCCCAATTCAAGCGAGCTTGCCATGATCATAGCAGCTATGATAGCACCAGAGAAAAGCAAACCAATACCATACACACTGAAGAAAGCGGCACAGCCAGCAATCAACATGGAGGTAAACATCACCAAATTTTTGAATTTGAACATACTAATATAAATATCAAAGATACTAAAAAACCCTTCGCATTTCTACGAAGGGTTTGTTGTAACCAATTGGCTTAATTATCCAATCTTGATCTTTTTGCTTGTTGGAGGTGTTGGCTTGACCTTTTTGATGGTCACAGTCAACAGTCCATTCTCAAACTTGGCCGAAGTAGTTTCTTTGTCAAACAAGTCGCTCAAGGCGAATGTACGTTTGAAGCTGCTGTGCTTGAGTTCTTTGCGAATATAGGTACGTTTGTCGTCCTTTTCAACAGTCTTGGTCTTTTGACCACTAATGATCAACAGATTTTCTTCAAATTCCACAGAAACCTCGTCTTTGCTGAGACCTGGAATCTCGGCGATGATTTCAATGCTATCTACATTATCAATAACATCTACTTTTGGATAGCTTTGTTTTTCGAAGAATCCCACACCAAATTCCTTGGTGAAATCTGGGAAAGCATTTGAGAATACATCATCAAACAGCTTATCGAATGGGGTTAGAAATTCGTCACGATTGATGTGACGCAACACAGGTGAGTTGTATCTTACTACTGACATATTATTGTTCCTTTCTTTGTTATAATAATTCGTTTTGAACTTATTATCTTGGCAACCTCACAAGAGCTTTGCCGTGACGGTAATCTACCATCAACAATATATAGCTGTCAAGAAACAAAAAACATCACTGTTTTTGTTGATACACTTCAGTATCGCCAACACCAGCGTTATGACCAATAATTTTTCCACGCATCAAGAATCTACGGTTTTCACAATTCAAGTGCATATATTTTCCAATAGGCATATACAACTCATTGCTTTCAACTATGTAGTTGTCGCCATGCGCACCTTCAAGCACATCACCAGCTTTTAGAGATCTTACTGATCTCCAAACACCATTTCCAATATACCACAAATGACTGTCGTCCACATCATACGTCTCGCCTCGTATCACAGTTCTCCAGATTGGAGCATCTGCTTCATAAGCCAGTGTTACTTTGTTCCATTCGTCATCTGGACCACGTAGATGCATTCCTACCTTAATTTCACCTGCTGGTATAAATCCATGCTCTTTGGTTTCCATAGGTTGCCAAACCGCTGGACATCCTCCGCTACTACCATCGCCTGTGGAAGATGGTACACAAACTGTTTTATTCCAATTTGCCGTGACGTATCCAGTCAATGTTGCTGCTGGACTAGTAAATGTCATGGTAAATGTACCTTTTGCCGAGAAACTAGAGCTTTGGGTAGCTTGTCCCCAATATGCTTCACCAAATTTAATCGAATGCTTTTTCGTCTCTCCTGCTGCCAAGGAGACGGTCGGAGCAAAAGATGGTACCAATTGACTGCCTGCAAAAAGTAACGGTTGGTTATTTTCTGTATTGATCCAGTCTTGGTTGAAAGTTATGTTAACCGGTTCATTGTTTGGATTGGTCACCCAAAAACTTCCAGTGTAGTGAACTTGAGAAATGTTTGTAATGGCACAAACGGTCTGAGCGTTGCAAAAACAGTCTTGAACGGCTGCTGTATTTGATACGTTTCTTGTTGGAGGTGATCCACACGAACCTGCTACACTCGCATTGGCCAACGCAAACAATCGAATAACAGATTGTCCTGTTGTTGTTACTACTTCATCTACACCATAGCTATAGGTTCCAGCTTGAGGTGGTCCGCCAGTGCAAGTTACCAAACCTGCATAATAGTTTCCGTTTGGAGAAAGACGTGTTATTGACCCTTGCAATGCAAATGTACGAGTGCCACCCAGTGTATAAGCTGGTGCTGTCTTTGTAAAATATCGTGTGTAGCCAGTGAGTGTATAGCTTTGTGGGTTTGCTATAAAATTTGGAAGCTCTGCGACAAACAAAGACAAATCCGATTTTTGAAAAGCGTTTAGTGTAGCATTGGAATTGATCTTTGGAGTAATATCTGCGACGGCAGCGTTAATATTTGACATCACGCTGGATTGAATTGATACACTTGAGCCGACAACAGACGTTGCTGCACACGAACCAGTAAAGAAACTAGATGTAAATGCGTTGGAAACAACATCCTTCAATACTACTTTATAGATTCTGTCTGTGGTCAAACCAGAAAAGTATTCTTCAGCATCATTTGCCAAAACATACGAAGCTTGTTTTGTGAACGATGCTGCTCCAGGAGGATTTGGTTTTGAATACAAGCTGTATCTATAAACACGACTTGATGTTTCCTGCGTCAAATAGTTAGCGTTGTATACGGTACTATCTGGGTAGAATTGAGCATACCAAACACCATTTCCTTGTGACTTTACAGATGCACTCAAAAAGTTGGCACCATAAAATTCACTCATTCTAGCGTCACGAATGTTATCGTAGCTCACCAAGCCAGCACCAATTCCTTGGTCACTTTTTACGTTGTTTACTGGATCGCCAGTGAATGCCTTTAGTCTAGCCAACGAAGCCGACAACGAAATGTTTTGAGTAGGAACAACATTATCGACGTTGGCGAGTAGATTGTTGATCGATGCGTATGGTGAACCTGCCGCCAACTGAGAGAATGACAGCGATCCTCCTCTATTTAAGCGATTGATCGGCATATATTACTTTGATTCTAATTGAGCAATTTTTTCCGCCAAAGCCGCAATTTGTTGTTGCTGCTCTTGCACAGTTTTGATCAACAGAGGTATGAACGAGTTATACTTGACATGTTTGTAGCCATTCATGTCATCCTTCACAAAATCTGGATAAATTTGTTCAACTTCTTGTGCGATCAAACCAAAATCTGAAGTACCATTGCCGTTCCATTCAAACGACACTGGGTTCAGTGCGTCAATCTTGCTATATGCGTCCTCAATAGGTTGAATATTGTCTTTTAGACGTTCATCCGAAGATGCAAATGTTGAGAATGATACGATATCACCAGCAACGTCAAGTTGACCACTTCCACTGACTCTCAACAATTTGGTATATGCGCTACCAGATGTTACCAAGAATACGTTTTCATTTGGCTTGTAAACGTTATACGGACTTGCGTTAGTAGCATAGTATCCAGGCCATCCATAAGAACTGCTCAAATGAACATGGCATTGTGCTTGAATATAGTTGCTTTGTGGGAAATGACCAATACCCAACAAGCGTGTACGCACACCCAAAACAGTCCAGCCAGATTTTCCAGAGTTAGTAGCATCTGGTTTCCACGCAACATCTTTTTCATATGGCGGAACCAAACAAGTGTCATCTGTAAACGAACCCGAGTAATAAATTGCAAAATTTGCTCCAGTGCGAATGTAATTATTTCCGCATTGCAATCCAATATCGTACAAATAATTCTTTCCGTATTGTGATGCGGAATATTGAATCAAATGTTGGCCGGTATAATTATTGACGACCAGCGGACGAGACAAAATAGTACGACCCTTGGTAGATCCCAAAGAACCGCCCAGGTTTGGCCAACCAGTACCTTTGTTTATAGTAGTAGTGTCAACTTGAACAAACGGAACGTTGGCTGTTGAACTTGCACCAGTCCAATAAGTAAAGTCGTTGGCAACACCAGTACCAGTCAAAGCACCGGGCACAGAATCCGCAGTCAGAGCATGTACAGAATCCATTGCCCAACTTGCTGTACCATGAAACGCAGCTTTTTTGGTGAATGCTGCCGATGCGCTCATATAGCCTTTGAAGCTACCAGTAAAGCTGCCA